GGGGGGTTACGTCTCCTCCGGTGAATCTGGGAGAGGTAGAGCAGGAGAGGGCTCAGAGAGCCATCGACTGCATAGACTCGGAGCCCTGCGGTGCGTGGGTTTGGGGAAAGATGATTGAGAGATGGGAGGCCTGCGGTGCGTGGGGGGTGTGGAGCGCCGACCGAGGGTCACGGGGGGTTGAGCTAAAGCTGCAACCGCCCCGTAAGGTATTGATCTAAAGATCAATCCTCCGCGTGCGGGCGCGTGATTATAGCAGAAGGCTGGCATGATACAGCCTTTTCGAAATCGTGGTTAACTTATGGGCATGAGCGAGCTGAAGAAAAGGACGCTACGGAGCAACGTGCAGCCACCGAGGGAGTACAAGGCCTTCGTACCTGGAAGGGACCGGCCGCTGTGTCCAGGATGTGGGCAGGTGAACAGGAGATCGGCGCGGGCGACGTACTGTTCAATCAAGTGCAACAAGGCTGCATACCGGCGGGCGAACGGAGGGGCACATTGAGCGAGGCATTGGAGCCGGATGAGGTCTTAGACGAGACGGATGTCGTTGGGCAGCTGACGTACCAGGACTTCGAGCAGATGGCGCACAAGCGTGCGCCCACTCGGATGTACGAGGACAAGTTCGACCAGGTGAAGGCGAAGAAGATTCTGGACCTGGTGAGGGCTGGGAACTACATCTTCATTGCAGCGGCTGGGGCGAGGATTGCTAACAAGACGCTCTACAACTGGATGCGGAGGGGTGCTCGGGGAGAGGAGCCGTTCGAGTCGTTCCTGGAGGACATCAACGAGGCGCAGGCGATTGCGGAGAGCGTTGCGGTGATGAACATCAGGAAGGCCGGCGAGACGAGCTGGCAGGCGTGGGCGTGGTGGCTTGAGAGAACGAGGCCTGAGCGTTACTCGAGGCGGGACACGTTTGACCTGAAGGTGACCTTGAGGGAGCAGGTGGAGATCATTGCCAGGGAGAAGGGGTTGCCGCCGGAGCGCATGGAGCAGATGTACATCGAGGCGAAGAAGGTCTACCGGACGCTGGACGACTGATGAACTTCACCGAAAGGAGGCAAAAGCCTCCGAAAACACGGGTTTCGCTGCGCCGATGGTGAAGTAGATGGCGAGGCTTGACAAGCAGGAGCGTGCCCGGCGTGCAGCCATCATTGCCTGGAGCTCACTGGAACAGGACGAGAAGGAGCCGCCGGCCGCAGGGGAGCCGCACGACTACCAGATACCGCCGGAAGACCTGAATCCGGACGACCGCGACTGGGCCATCTGGCTGCTCGAGGGAGGCCGTGGTGCTGGGAAGACCTGGACCGGCTCACGGTACTGCCTGAGGTATCTGCGGGAGATGGGGCCAGCGGCGCGAATCTACATTGGGGCGCCGACGAGGGACGATGCGCGGGACATCTGCGCTGAGGGTCCGTCCGGGCTCATAACGGCTGCGCCCAGCGAGTTTGAGTGGCACCGCTCAGACCGGCAGGCGTTCCACAAGGGAGGCGGCTACGTGCGCTTCCTGGGCTCTGAGGAACCGGATAGGTGGAACGGACCGGGGTTTGGGCTCCTGTGGGCCGACGAGCTGTCGCTGTGGAGCAATGCCAAGGGAACACACGGCGGCACCAGCTGGGAGATGGCGCAGTTCTGCCTCAGAGAGGGCGACTGGCCGCGGGCCGTGGTGACAACGACACCGAAGCGCTCGGCGCTCATCAAGCAGATCAAGGGCTACGACACCACTAGGGCCGTCCATGCCACCACGTATGACAACACCAAGCTCCCGCCGGCGAGGATAGCCCAGTGGGAGGCCATGTTCGGCAAGGACACCCGCCTTGCGAGGATGGAGATGCTCGCGATGGACCCTCCGGCCGTGGAGGGCGCCATGTGGGAATACGACTGGATCGACACCTACCGGCGCAGCATTCCCGTGGAGGATCTCCTGCCGCAGCTATCGCGGGTCATCGTCGCCATCGACCCAGGGGGAACGATGAACCGCCAGTCGGCCATGACGGCCATTGTCGTTGTTGGGTACGGGTACGACGGGCACCGCTACGTTCTGGATGCTGAAGCGGCATTGTGGTCGCCAAACGCCTGGGCGCAGAGCGCCATACGGAAGTGGGCAAGGTATCAGGCTGAGAAGATCGTCGCCGAGAGCAACTATGGGGGCGACATGGTCGAGGCCACGCTGACGAACGCCTGGAACGACGCTGGGCTGTCAGGGGAGCTGGGATTGTGGGGCGGGCTGCCGTTTGAGCAGGTCCATGCCAGTCGCGGCAAGGCAATCAGGGCTGAGCCCATTGCCGCGCTCTATGAGCAGCATCTCGTGCATCACAATGGCATCTTCAGCGACCTTGAGGACCAGATGACCAGCTTTCCGGTTGAGGTAGAGCGGCTGGACCTGATCGACGCGTTGGTCTGGGGTCTCACGTTCATCGACACGAACACGTCATTTTTGTCGCTAGCGACTGGGAGAGCCAAGGGATGGTAACGGAACAGTGGACCGACCACGAGTGGGGCCCGTCGATCCTGAACAGGCAGCCAAATCAGAGGCTTGAGTGCCTGCACCGGTTCTTCGTTCTGAAGGTGGCCCGCTGCGTCCATCTGGGGAACGATTGGGTCGCCGAGGTTGACGATGTTCTGGTGGATCGCCACTGGAACTACATACAGGTTGGGAAGGTCGATAGCGGAGGAGTTCCCGTCTTTGTGCGTCTGTATAGCTCGACAGGCGTGGAGGTAAATGTTGGTTGGGCCGAGGCGCTCGAGGAGCTCATGTCTGGACCGCTTGAGACCTTGGCCAGTGAAACGATATCCAGACGGCAAAGCTCGTCTGCTAGTGTGGTCGAAATGGACACGCAGTTATGAGCGCTGTAGAACCAGTAGAGCCAATAGAGCAGATTCGCGCTGAGCGGGATGCGTTGCTCAAATGGGCTGGATGGGTCGAAGAAGGGTTAGCGATCCACGAGTGTTCTGATCCTGGATGCAGGACACTGCGCGATATTCGAGCGAATACAAAGCTCGTGCTCGATGATATTCGGCTTCGCCGTGATTCCGCTGACGCCCGTCTAGACTGAGATGGAACCAGCACTAAGACAACGAACTTGTGACTGCTGTGGCCAATCCTTTGCGCGAAGTGCAGCCGGTAACCTCTGCGACTATTGCAAGTATCGGTATGCCCTCGGCGCCGACGGTTTATGGCATGTAATTGCTCCGGCTATGGTTGAAGGTGGCTTAGTCATGCTGCCGCCAACATTTGTTCGTCCCTGAACAGCGAAATTCGACTGATCGATGAACGTCTGTCTGCTAGTGTTGATTGCGGAGTCGAGTATGGAAGAGCTCCGCTGTAGCTACTGTGATGGCGTCCTCAAGCGCCTCTGGACGCTCGACCCTGCTATCGGCGCGGGTAAGGCCGTGAGCGAGGTGTCCGTCTTTCCCGATGAGCCGTCCACAACCTGTGTCTGTACCAAGTGTGGACGGCTTCAGGTCTTTCAGGGAATGACGCATGTCGATGCCATGGCGGTCGACCCTGCAGACCTAAAGGAAGTTGAGGAATAGCATGTTCCGAGTCATCTTTGCCATCGTTGCGATTGTCTGCTTCGCCGTTGACTTTCTCCTCGTCATCGTTGGGCAGGGTGTTCCACCGCAAGTGGTGGCCGCGTTGCTCTATCTCGGCCTGGCGTTCTTCGCAGCGACGGCGCTGCCCATCCCCTAGCTTCGCGCTATCGACAGTACGCGGATGCACTGTATAGTTGCAATCAGGCCGCTAACCCCTTCGGCGTGCGTCTGGACGCCAGCGCTGCGCTAACCAAGCTCCCCAATTTCCGTTGGGAGCGCCAACGGATAATCGTTGCCGCGTAAGCGCACAGCGCCTGCCGAGGACGAGCGGGCGACCGCAAATCCTACACCGACACCGCAACTGGCTCTCGAGCTGGCCGAATCAGCGGGCGTTCTTACCGTCCTGTCTCCCGGACGACTCTCTCGCGACTTCCCGCAGCAAATGCCGACGCTGCCCATCATCCTGCCGCCATCCAATGCGGAGGGGGCCTGGGAGTTCTTTCGCGCCGACGAGCAGACGCTGCGCCGCTTTCCCATCAATCAAATCCTCGACTGGCTGGTCGACCTGAGCCCGGACTGCTCGAAGGCGCTCTGGGACTTGACCAGGATGTGCAATCCGTCCGTCACCTCGCAGGCGTTCGTCGTCGATACCAACGAGCCGCACCCAGAGGCACAGCGAGCGCTCGACGCCTTCGACCAACATCTCGGCAATATGTACGGCTCGCCGGACCGCGTCTGGAACGAGCACTTCATTCAGGCATTCATGCGCGGCGCCATGTGCTCAGAGCTCGTGCTCGATGCCAATGGCCGTCTGCCAATCGACTACGTGACGCCCGACCCGTCCACCTTCCGGTTCAAGCGCGAGTACGACCCCATTCGCGGTCCGGTCTGGGTGCTGGGTCAGTTCCAATATCCTCTGTCGAACCAGACGGTTGAGTTTGGCGGCTTTGTGCCAATGGCCAGGCCGACGATTCGCTATGTGCCAATCGATCCGATGCCGGGTGTTCCCTACGGCCGGCCAATGTTGGGCCCGGCGCTCTTCCCAACGCTGTTCCTGCTCACGCTGCTGCACGACATGCGCCGCGTCATCGGCCAGCAGGGCTACCCCCGCATCTCCATTACGGTCAACCTCCAGGCGCTTATGGGCCTGATGCCCGCCGAGGTGCGCATGTCTCCGGCCAAGTCGAAGGAATGGATCGACCTGACCATGAAGGAGATTGCGGCCAAGTACGCGCAGCTCGAGCCCGATGACGCCTATATCCACATGGACGCCATCGAGGTGAGTGGCCCCGTCGGCACCGTCGACGCCCGCTCCATTGGCGGCATCTCTTCCATCATCGAGGTGCTCGAGCGGCAGTCCGTTCGTGCGATCAAGAGCATGCCGATCATGATGGCGCTCACCGACGGGTCGAGCGAAGCCAACGCAAACCGGCAGTGGGAGATTCAGGTCTCCGGCTTGGCATCGCTGCAAAAGCTCGCCGCGGCCATGATCAGCGCCCAGAAGCAACTGGCGCTTCGGGCCCAGGGCATTCAGGCCAAGGTCGTCACCACGTTCGGTCAGCTGCGGGCCACGCAGGCGCTCAGGGACGAGCAGGCGCGTGGGCTCAAGCTGCAGAATAACGCGATGGAGTACGACCGAGGCTACACCAGCCAGGAGGAGGCTTCGATGAAGTCCGTTGGTCATCCTCCCGATCAGCCGGAGCCTCGCGTTTATCCGGTCACCGACCAGCCAGCGGTGGGCGAAGGCGGTGGTGGCCTGCCGCCGAACGAGGAGCCGAGCACCGGCAATTCAGAACCCATCGGAGACGGCGGCAACATCGTTTCACTGGTCGGTACGCGATGAGTGCAGCATCCCCGACTACCTGCAGCAATTGTGGATCGACTGTCCCCACAGGAGCCGACCGTTTCTGCCGTATCTGCGGCACCGAGCTGTCATTCAAGGGGCCAGCACGTAGGCCCGGCAAGACCGCAAGGCCTACAGAAGGCGACTTGCGCCGATCGCGTGACGACGATAGGAGACGTGGTGAACCTATCTAGCTTCCAGTTCCATACCAGAGCGGCCAAGATCGCCGAACTTATCGACTACGGCGACCTGGCGAATGCCCTCCATAACTACGTCGAGCTGTCTCAGCAGCCACAGTCCGATAACGTCGCCATCGCCGCGGCCCACGGCCAGCTCGTTGATGCGCAGCTATACGTGATGCGACACCGTCTGCCGCCGACGGAATGGGCGAAGCTGCCGTGGCTCGACCTCGCTGATTTCCTTGTCATCTATACCAACTACCTCCAGGCTTTCGAGGATGCGCGAGAGCTCGAGAAGCTCGGTGCGCCATTTGGGACTCAACAGGAGCAGCCGCATGGCTGATATCTCGGTTCGCCGCACTGACATTGACGGCAACTTCCGCGTCCTTCTCCATGACAACGGAGATGGCACCTACAGCGAGTACAACGGCGCGACCATCGGCAGCGTGACGCTCTCGCCGACCAACCTCGCGCTGGACGCTACCGTGGCGCAGGCGACTCCGACGGTGCTGAAGACGATTGCAGCCCTGGCCGTCACCGCGAACACACCGTCTGCTGCTATCTGGACGCCGACATCGGGCAAGAAGTTCGTCATCATGGGCTGGCAGTTTTCGCTGACCGTCGCCGGCTCCGTGATTCTGAAGTACGGCAGCAGCCATACAGAGTTTGCCCGCACGCCGACCATGGCTGCACTCATCGGCATCGCGGGCCCGAATCTCGGTGGCGGCATTGCGCCAGGGGCAAATAACGACACGCTCCAGCTGGACGTGACCGCATCAGGCTCGGTCAGCGGGATCGTCTGGGGACGGGAGGTATAGCCATGGCCTGGACAGTAACGGGCGACCAAGGGTTGCCTCTCGACAATGGAGACGGATGGGACGGCGGCGCTGCTGAGAACAGCATCTTCGAGTGGGCCGGCGGCACCGACTTCGACCCGGCGAAAGCCAAGCGCGGGTTCAACTTCCAGGACTCCGCGGCGCCGAAGCTGCGCGGTTCCTACAAGGATGCCTTTGCACAGGTCACGGGCGGCACGCTCAAGGCCCGCAAGGGCGGCGTCGACGCCTGCGTGCGCCGTATCCCGGATACCAATGGCCCTAGCCAGGCGCAGAAGGACACCGCAATGGGACATATGAAGTCCTACCAGAGCAAGTTCGGCGAAGGTGGTGGCAAATCTGCTATCAGCGAATCCTTCGAAGAGTCCGAAGAAGTCCGCATGGCCATTCCCGCCTACGTGCGCGGGATGAACCAGTCGCCCGAGATGACCGCCATGGCGATGAGCAGGGCGCCGGACCCATCAATCTTCGAGGATTCACCGCCGTACATCTGGCGAGCGGAAATCAGCAATCAGCATCGCGACACCTATGACACGCAGATGCACGACTCAACGCTCCGGAACTTCGCCGAGGATGCCAGGACTGGAGTTAGCTTCCAGAACAGCCACAACCACCGCGAGCTCGGGTTCGGCCAGAGCATCGACGGCCAGTATCACGATGGGCGCAGCCAGGGCGGCAAGCGCACCGATGCGACCTTCTATACGATTCCCGACCTGACCCTCAATGGCGTCAACACGAACGACCTCATCCGCGGCATGCGCTCCGGTATCGTCCGCGACGTTTCGGTCGGGTTCTATGGCGGCTCGATTCGCTGCTCAGAGTGTGGGCACGAATCCACTGGCATGTTTGACCACTGCGAGCACATCGCCGTCATGTTCGGCGGTGTCTACAGCCTTGCGAACGGAGCCGATGGCGAGGCTGCCTTCGGGTGGATTCATGACGCCAGGCTCTCCGAAACAAGTTGCGTCTACGACGGTGCCACACCGGGCGCCATGATTCTCAAGGCTCACGAGGAGCTATTGGAGCGCCTCGGGCCCACGTCGTTGCGGTTCATGGCGAATCGCTATCGCGTCCGACTGCCGGCCCTTGCCCCCCGTCGCTTCGCCGGAGTCGACACCACTGAGGAGGTGAAGGAGATGGGGGATATGGATGAGCGGCAGGAAGCCGTAACAGCAGGTTCGGTTGTCGTCGGGATTCCCGAAGATGCCATCCGAACTGTCATCAGCGAGGCCGGTGGAGATTACGCCACGCTCGAGCCTGTGGCCGCGATTCGCGCCATGGGTAACGATCTGACGCGACTTCGTCCGCTGGCAGACGATGGCCGAGCCTATCGGTCCGACCTGATCGACGAGGCTATTGAAGAGGGCGTGCGAGCGCACGGCAACGACTTCAAGGCCGAGACCTATCGGGCGGTGCTCGAGGCTTCGACAATTCCGGTCATCAAGCAGATGCGGGATGACTGGCGCACTGCCGCCAATGCCTTCCTGAAGGGGAACGGCACTGCACTCGGCGGCAGGCAGACTGAGCTTCGGCAGGAAGGCGAGCCACCGAAGAAGCGGACCGTGCCCGACTTCGCCTACCGGGTCTAACTGGAATAAGAGGAGGTAACGAGAAATGTCTGATCCGAGAGCTGTCATCGACTACGGCGAAATGCACGCCGAATACACACCGTCCACCATCGACGCCAGCACCATCACCTACGATGCAACGCTGGCTCGTGGAAGCGCCATGGTTGACCTGGCCGTGGAATTGGTCGACGACCGAACGGTCGCACTGGCTGAAGACGGGAAAGCCGTCTATGGCCGGCTGCAGTCCGTGGAGGCTGATGGGTTCTGCAGCGTCCAGACGGGCGGCTACACGAAACTGCCCGCAGGGACCGGCGCAAGTCTTACGTTTGGTAAGGCCATCGTCGGAGCGCTGCTGTCATCTGCCCGTGGGTATATCCGCGAGGTTGCGACCGGCACGGCTGGAGAACTTGGCCTGTGCCGCGGCCGCATCGTTGATAACGACGACACGACTGCCGTTATCGTCGACCTCGACTAAAGCAGGCGAATCGAATGGCCTAACGGCCTGAAGGGAGAACATAGTGGTAGCTCTAAGAGAAGACCAGCACCGGGCCGGGCCACTCGATGCAATGCGCACGAGTGTCGGCGACCTGTTCGAGCGAATGCACGACGGCCGTCTGTATCGCGAGGCGTATAACTCCGGCCAGAGCCTCTCGGCCTTCCTCGAGGACGAAGACCCGACCGAAGACGGGCTCGACGCCTTCAGCCGCATGATGCGGGTTGCTGGCATCATCCAGAACCCGGACTATGAGAGCGGCCGGTGGGCTTCCCCCTACGAAGCCTTCGAGAAAGACCCCAACGCTCGCGCTATGGTCCCTGAATGGGCAGCACGGGTCGCTCGGCGTGTGAAGTATGGCGGTCAACGCGCCATATACACGTCTGACCAGTTCCCGCCAGGGTCCGTCATGCGCCCCTACGTCGACGCGGCGCAGGCGCGATACTTCCAGCTTCAGCCGGCCATCCCGATCAGCGAAGTGATCGCCATCACGAGCCCGATTGAAGGCCAGGACTACCGAGCCTTCTACCTGACGGACGCGGCAGACCAGGAGACACTGGTCCGCGTTCCTGAAGGAACCGATCTCCCGACGGCGAAGCTGACCGGCGGTGACCACACCATCAGGCTGAAGAAATACGGCAGGGCCATTGAGCTCACCTACGAAGAGATGCGGCGCCGCCGAATCGACCTCGTGGCGCTCCACCTGGCACGTATCGCCCTTCGGACCGAGATCAATAAGCTGGCCGCCATTCTCGACATCATGCTGAACGGTGACGGCAACGCCAATACGGCCGCGACGAATTACAACTTGACCGCGCTCGATACTGGCGCGACTGCGGGCACCTTGACCCTCAAGGCCTGGCTCGCGTTCAAGCTGAAGTTCGTCAATCCGTACAGCATCACCCATGCCATCGTCCAGGATGACGTCTACCTGCAGTTGGAGCTTCTGAACGCTGGCAGCGCCAATATCCCGCTGGCATTCCTGCCGGCAAGCACCTACGGCTCATTTGCTCCAATCAATCCTGGCTTGGCTGATAGTGTTCGCGTCGGCCATACCACTGCGGCGCCGTCGCTCAAGATCATCGGGTTCGACCGCCAGTGGGCGATTGAGCGTGTGGTCGAAATCGGCAGCGAGATCAGCGAAGTCGATAAGTGGATCAAGCGGCAGACGCAGGTCATCACCCTCTCAGAGGTTGAGGGCTACGACGTCTTCGATCAGTTCGCCGTCAAGACCCTCAACGTCAACGCATAGCGGCCACTCGTAAGGAGGAGGCTTCATGACGACACCACAGACGTCGAGGGTCACGAACCTGGATGAACTCATCCTTGGCGTGAAGTTCGACGGCGCACAGATCAAGGACGGGACCGTTCCTGCAGCGGCACTTGCTGCCAATGCCGGCGGCCTTGTCTCGGGCCAGATTGACCACTGCTTCTACATTGCCGGTGCGCAGACGACCGGAGTAGAGAAGCTCGCGTTTCTGATTGGTAAGAACGAGACGATCGTCGACATCCGCGCCTATCTGGAGACGGCTCCGACGACGTCGAGTTTCATCATTGATGTCAATCAGAACGGCACCACGGTGTTCACGACGCAGGGCAACCGGCCGACGATTGCGACCTCGGCGCACGCCAGTTCGACCACGCTGCCTGATATCGTGGCACTGACAGCCGGAGACCGCATCACGGTGGATATCGATCAGATCGGCTCCGGCACCGCTGGGACCGGCCTGTTCGTGACCATCACGACGACCGGCGCATTGACCTAGCCACACATCTCTGAAGGAGGGTATATGGCAGAGCGAAGGAAACGGGAGAAGACCTACTCGAAGATATGGGTCCGTGGGACTGCCCGCCAGATGCATGACGGTGGCTATCGCATCGGCCTGTACGAGCGCCACAAGCAGCATCCCGGTGCAACGAACGAGGTGTTTGTCTGTGGGCCTACTCCCGTGCTCGTAGCTCGAACGCCCATGGTCGACGCGCAGATTTCACTGCGTCAGATTGAGCAGTGCGATGGCCCCGACGACACGTCACCGATTCGCACTGAAGAGGTGACACTGGACGACGAAGAAGAGGAAGAGGAAGAGGAGGAAGAAGCCTCCGAACCGACGAGAACCAGACGGAGATAAATGCCTCCTATCCTCGATACCTCTGATTGGGCTGCCGTTCGGGCAGCACTGGACATCGAACTTGATGCCACGGTGCTGCCCGACGCTACCATTGAGCTCTCCATCTTCCAGGGTGAGGCGGAGAACCGCTTTCTCACGCGGGTTGCAGGCGCAAATCCTGCGGTGGACCTGACGTCGCAGGAGAGCAAGAACGCCTGCATCTACTACCTGGCGGCGATGCTGAGCCCGCAGCTCTCGCGCTACACCATGGAGCAGTTCGGGGACTCACGCAGCATGTCCAATCAGGTCGATTGGATGATGCTGGGTTCCATCCTCATGAACCGTGGTGACGAGATTGTGGACGTCCTGCTCGGACTCAATCCGTTCGAGGCGAACAGGGCATCGACATTCAGGCTTGCCAATGGCTTGCGGATGCTATGACGCTTCCACATCAGGACCATGCGGCTCGCCGGGCCTCCAGGTTTCTCAGGGACCGTGCCACGCTTCAGCGTCCATCCAGCACTTCCGACAATATGGGCGGTCGTACTCAGGCGCCGGTGACCTACGCCACAGATGTTCCAACGCACGTTAGTCCGTACCGTATGCCGGCTGAGCTGGGCGAATACGTCGACAGGGTTGAGGCGCATAGCCGCTGGGTCATCGACTTCATCGATCCATCTATTGTGGTCGGCTCGCCTATCGACGTGCATATCGAGGATCTCGTGGTCTTGCCAGGACTCACGATTCGCATTGAAGCTCGGCAAGACCCGATGACCTATGGAGCGACGGAGAGATGGCTCGGGTCCGTTATCGAATGAAGAAGCTAATTCCGCTGTTTGCGTTGTTGGCGTTTGTGATGGTGCTGGCTCCGCACATCGCCTTCTCGCAGGGGCATGTGGGGCAGACTGCTGCGCCATCCGTTGTCGGCCCACCGCTCTCGGCAGCGGCCAGCACTCGAGAGACGACCGTGTGCGGCTCTTCGCATTCGACACCGAACGCGAACGAGCAGGCCGTCATTGATATGACGAACCAACTACGTGCCAGCCACGGCGTTCCCGCCTTATCGGTATCGCCCAGCCTCGAGCGCAGCGCCGACACCCACTCCCTGCAAATGGCCAGCACAGGCGTCTTTGCGCATGACAGCTACGGTGCAACGCTGGCCCGCACGCAGAACTGCGGGAGCCCGACGCAGAGCATCGACGAGAATATCGCCGGCAACGGGTCCGGTGACCCGACCGCGACATTCAATCAGTACGTCAATAGCCCACCGCACCTCGCCAACCTGCTCGACGCGAACATGGTCTCGGTCGGAGTCTCCTTCGAAGAGGGCATTTACAACGACGGCACGACGACCTGGCCGAACTTCTGGATGAACACAATGACCTTCGCGTCGACGGCGGACCCGTCGACGCCGACGCCACAGCCGACGCCCACGCGAACACCGACACCGACGCCAACTCCATCTCCGACCGGGCTCGTGGCACCGACTGTTTCGCTGAGCGGGACCGGCCTGACCGCGACGTTCACCATCACTGGACAGGCGACAGTTCCGTATTACGCCGTGGCCTATGGGGACGGCACCTCGGCGAACTGGCAGCAGGGGCATGTGTTCTCTCACACATACACATCAGCTGGCACCTATGGCGCTGCCGCGTGGGTTGGCGATGGAGCGACGGGGCAGATATCTCCTTCAAGATCGGTGTCCGTCACCGTAGGCAATCAGCCCACGCCCACACCATCACCGACGCCTCAGCCGAACGTCTGCCGGCAGGCATACTTCCTGAATGGAGCTCTGGCACAGGGGAGTCTCATAGCCTGCCCTTGAAATCCTGCTACTATCAATCGGACTGGAGTATCGGATGTCGTCACGCCGAAGCCTCATTTGCGGTCGTTGCGATCTACCGTTCGCACGTATTCAAAATGGCGTGCTGGTGATAGATTCACCACACCGCGGAGCGATGCATCTGAACGTCATTACCCTCGAAGAGCTCCGCCACATGGCTGAGCAATCGGCCGAGGAGGAACAGCAGAAGACACTCCGAGCCTAGATTTCCTCGGCGCCTGTATTCAGCTGCGCCATCCACTGAGCCCGTTTTTAGCTGGCTCTCGGACCCGTGCATTTGGCAGGCTTAAACGTCAGCGTCATTCTCGTCCACAGCATCCTGGACGGCCTCGCAGCCACAATAAGCGAGGCTGCTGATGAGCGTCTGTTTGCGCTCGGCAAGAAGGTTGCCTCTACGGCCAGCTCGAACGCTCCGAAGCTGACTGGAGCCCTCGCCGAGGGCATCTACGTCACGACCACCAAGCAAAGCACCTACCCAGAGGCAGCCGGTACTGCATCTGATCTTCGACCTGGCCATCTCCTTGACGAGGCAACAGCCGGCCCGCATGAAGCGTTGATTGGCCCCTGCCAGGATTACGGCGCCGACGTTGAGTTTGGCACGCTGCATACGCAGGCGCAGCCATACCTTGTTCCTGCAGCCGAAAGCGTCATGGCAGACGCCAAGGGCTTCTTCTACGACTTGGTGGGCTGATGGCTGACGCAACAGCGCATCCACCGCTCGGTACGGTCAGCATCAGCCCATTTCTCCCACTCAATACCAGTGAAATCTTCCTCGTCGGGCGCTGGATGCAGGCGCAGATGCTTGGCGACACCCGCCTGATGGGCAACGTCGCGGGCGTTTATCGCTCTCGAGCACCATTCGGAGCCGCGCTGCCATACGTCATCTACGACATGGTGTCCGGCGTCGACGCGCTGGCAGGGTTCGGTGCAATCAAGACCCATGTGAACTGCGTCTATCGGGTTGAGGCGTTCTGCGCTGGCACGGCGATATCCACCATCGAGATCGCCATCCGCAGGATTTATGACGTGCTGACACTCGTTCCTGCCAGGGGCGATCTGCCCATTGAGACGTCTGGCGGCATTGTTTACGACTGCGTTCGCGAATCCACTCGTCCCAGGGGCGGTGTCGACCAGGGCGATGAGTGGAGCAGCGTGCTTCAAGAGTTTCGTGTACACGCGAGCGCAATATAGGCGCCTAGTTGGTGGCGTCCCAACTTGGGACGCCGGAGGGATTGGCAATGGTCGAGCGCATAGATGTAGATCAAAGGCTCCAGCTCGGGGTGCAGAGCAACGTCCTGCTCCCCGTAGCGACGACGCATATCATGCAGACGTTGAAGGCGACTCCGCACATCATGACGTCCACCGAGGAGTTTGTCGGCTCCGGCTTCAAATTCCCCAACTTCGTGGCCGTCAATGAGGAATGGACGGATATTGACCTGTCCGGCCCCGTTGACTACAACGAGTCGCTGTTCATGCTCGCGAGCCTGTTGACGACTGATGGGTCGCCAGGCACTATCTCGGGCGGCAAGTCCTACGTCATGCAGCCGAGCTTCGACAGCCCGGATACGCCCATGTTCTTCACCGTTGAGACCGGCGACGCTGTCGAAGCCGAGCGGATGATGAACGCCTTTCTGATTGACGGCACCTGGACGTTCAACCGGAAGTCGCCGACGTTCAAGGGCAAGATGATCGGCACCCTCATGGATACCGAGGCGCCGCTCACCGTCGGCCCGAACGCCACCGCTGTCCAGACCATCACCATCACTGGATCTCCAGCTGGCGGCACGTTCGATATCACCTATAACGGCCTTACCGTCAGGTCCGTGTACAACGTCGCTACGTCGGTTCTCCAGACTGCCCTGCAGGCGCTCCCGAACATTGGGACTGGCAACGTCCTGGTCACCGGAAGCGCTGGCACGAGCTACATCCTGACGTTCGCGAGCGCACTGCTGCATGTCTTTATCAACCCGATCACCGTCGATGGTTCTCTGCTTACAGGCGGCACCGCGCCGGCCGCGACGGTAGCGCAAACGACTCTCGGGTCGGGCGCCGCTCCGAACCAACTGCCTATCATGCCGATTCTCGGCAATCAGCTTGACGTCTTCATCGACTCGTCCTTCGGGTCCATCGGCACCACCTACCTCGAGCGCGACTTCTCCCTGGAGATAGCCATCACCGGCCGCTACGGTCCCATCTGGCCAATGCGCACCTCGAACCCGAGCTACGCGACTACCGTCGAGCTCGTCCCGAAAACCGTCGTCAAACTGGTCATGGAGGCCGACAGCGCCGGCAAGGTGCCTCTGGGCTACATGCGTGCTGGCACGACGTTCTACTGCCGCCTGCTTGCCAGTGGACCGACGCTGGGGACCGGCACGAAGTACAAGTTGCAGATCGATATGCCGCTGAAGGTCCGGCAGCCGGACGCCTTCTCTTCCGAGGAGGGCGTGCGTGCCATAGGATACGAGTGCGTCTTGATTGCCGACCCGACGGCCGGATATCCGATCAAGGTGACTTTGCAGAATGCGGTGACGAGTCCATAAAGAGGTGATCGTTGGGTATAACAGCCGTTGACATAGTCGCGCTCAAGCGCACCCTGGAGATCGATGCTCAACCCATCGGCTTCCCTGGAGAAGTAGTCAAGATAACCTACAGGCCCAACTACTTCGATGAGGATGCCGAGCGGACGCAGCGGGCATATCTGGAGAGCAAAAGCATCGTCGAGCCCATCTACTCGCTCTTCCTGACCGCCGTCACGGAATGGGATATCCAAAAGACGAAGGACAGCCCTGAGCTGGTGCCGCTCACCATGGAGGGGCTGAAGGAAGCCAGGATCAGCAGCAAGGTCATCTATTACTTCTGGTCGCGCATTCTCGAGGACTACCGCCTGGGGGAATCGAACGCCGTCGGTGGCTCCAATGGTTCGCAACCGGCGGCATCATCGGAGACCAGCCCCCAGACTGGGCCTGGCTCAGAGTCGCCAACGACGTCTACCACTGCCCCGTCTGGGAGCTCCTGAAGCTCCCAAACCGTGACTACTGGCTGACTCGCGGACTCGTCTACCTCAAGGGGCTTGACGAATATCATGCGAACGTAAGCCAACATGCAGGCCATCGGAGATAGGCATGATTCGCACGGTACTCGTCGCAAGCATCCTGCTGTTCGTGCTTCCATGGTGCAGGCCACCAGCGCCAATCCCGCCAGCTGGGTCAACACCGACCGCTACGACCCCCATTCCGACGACTAGGACTGCCACTGCGGCCCCTGCGACACCAACACGCACTCCTGGGCCATCCGCAACGCCAGTGCCCACGCGAGCGCCGACTGGAGCTCCACTACCGCCCACGCCGGGCGCAGCAAACAACGCGACGCCGAAGGCGCTTCCGAAGACTGGCTACGGTGGCTGCCTTACTACACAGGGGGCCTGTTAGCCTATACTGTTCGCAGGCAATTACCGGACGCCTTCCCAGTGCGTCCACTACCGGGGGTCCGTTAGCTGACCCCTTCCCGAGCATCTAGTTCGGGTACGGTAGCGCCACGTCTATTAGCGCGGCTGAACTGCTCGTTAAAGTCGGCTTCGATGGCGCAGCGGCGACATCTGGAATAACCGCGCTCGCGAGCCTTCTTGGCAATATGTCCAGCCTCAATGCTGGCAGCGTGTTGGCGTTCGGCGCCACAGGTGTCGCCCTTGGTGCCGTCGCGCTCGGCTTTGACAAGGCCGTTGAATCAGCGGCCAACTACCAGCAGATTCTCCAACAGCTCCACGCCAATTCCCTGCTGACTTCGTCCGATATGGGCGCGGTTGACGCCTCCATTAAGAGCATGTCGCAAGAGGGCGGCGTCGGATTCGAGGCTCTGGCAACCTCATTCCGCCATGCCGCGGACGAGGGCTTCAGCCTCGCCGATTCTCAGAAAATCGTCCAGGTTGCAATGCAGGCGAGCGTCGGCACCGGCTCCGACCTCGCAGAAACGACCCAGGAGCTGGCGCAGGCACTGCACGTCATGGGTGCATCTGGAGATGACGCCTCCGCCTTCATGAACACACTGCTGACCGCGAGCAAGAACGCCAACGTGAGCTTTGGCCAGTTCGTCGCCGGCAGCCAGCAGGCTGTGGCGCAGGCCGCTGCTTTGGGCGTCAGTCTGGCAGATGTTTCAGCCGTCTATGCGACTCTGACGCGGAATGGGCAGAACTACGCCCTGTCCGGCACTGAAATCATCCGGATGATGCAGCAGATCGTCGCACCGACCAAGGCGGCCGAGACGGAGCTCGCCAGGCTATCCAATACGACGGGCGTCAATCTCGTGAGCGACTTCACCTCTGCGGGTCTAGCCAGCAGAGGCCTTGTCGGCATCTTCCAGGACTTGAATGCAGCCGGCGTCCAGGGCGACGAAGTCTACCGCATCTTCGGCAACCGGATGATCTCCGGCCGTGCCGCGACTGTCATCCTGCACGACGGCCTTGCTGATCTCCTGTCAATCGAGAAGGCGAATCAGGATGCCTTCTCCGGAGGAGCGACGCCGGTCCAGGATGCGTTCCAGGAGGCGCTCGGCAACACATCGCGCCAGCTGGACATTGCCAAACAGAAACTCGCCGTCCTCGGAGTTTCGATTGGGACTGATCTGCTTCCGCCCCTCACGGATCTCATTACAAAGCTCGGCGATCTCGCCACTCTTGCTGGTAAGGCTTACACGTTCACCGTCAACTTCGTCCAGAAGACGGAAGGCGGGAACATCCTCACGGCTCTCCTTACTGGCGGAGCCCTACCCGGCCACGAGGACGACTCGCAGATATCCGAATGGGTAAAAGGCGCTCTGGATCAGGTCAAGACCGATGCAGAGAGCTTTATGAATACCGAGCGGTCGGGCGGAGCGCTTCTGCCCAAACTGATCGACTCACTGTTCGGAGATCCTGGCGGTGTCAAGCGTTCAATGCAGCCCTATTACGACCAGGCGACTAACTCGCAGCACTGGTCGCCTGGCACAGGAAAAGGCGTCATCGGCGATTTCGCCGCCTGGCTTATGGGCCCGTCCGATGCCGTCAAGCGCTCCATGGACCCGTACTTCGACCAGGTTCAGGCTGAAGCAATCAGCCGGATGAAGGACATTGCGGCGCAAATTAAGTCGCTCAATCTCATTCCTGTACCGGGAAGTATCACCAATCCGCCCCCGCCCGCAGGTGGTGCGGGCACTCCACAGACCGGCGACTACGTCATGTCCGACGCTGAGGAGAAGAAGCACACCGAACTTGTCCATGAAGAGGCAATGGCCAGAATCGCTGATAAGCAGCTCGAGGCGGACGCTTATGGGAGAGCCGCCAAAGCGATCGAGAGCAACGCTGCCGGACAAGTCGATTCCATTGTCAACGAGGGGAAAGAAGAGCAGGCGACTCACGATAAGAACGCCTCGAATAGCGACGCCGCGGCCAAGGCGAGTACCTCACTGGCCAAAACCACCGATGCCTCGGCAGCCACCATCTCGAAGGATTATGACGAGATGGCAAAGGCCAGTGGAACGTATAAGGACCACACAGTCGAAGACTGGCAAAACATTCGGGATTCGTCCATCCAGTCGGCATCACAACAGCTTCAGGCAATCCAGGGCTACCAGGCACAGATCAACGGCCTCCAACGGCAGAGCACCGAGACCATGTCTGCCGAAGACCGCAAGCAGTTGGATGCCAAAATCGCCGGTCTCGGCGAGAAGCGGGATGCGGAGCAAAAATCCTACGACCAGAGCATCAAGAAGGCGAACGAGGCGAATACGGCCATCGAGTCAAGCTGGAAGAGCCAACTCAGCGCCTGGAGCGATGTCCAGAACACCAAGCTACAGATAGCGAATCTGGCTTACGACCAATTGGTCGGCAAGAACGCCAGCGTCAACGCACAACTGTCCGCGAGTGACCAGTCCATCCTTGCATCGGCCAGAGATCGTTACGCGAACATGCTGCAGCTTGAGGAGCAGTGGCAGGAGAAGCTGCAGTCCGACCTAGCCAGCGGTGACAGCGCAGCCGTCCAGGCCGACCAGAACATGCTCACCGAGCTGAAGACCGGCTTTGTCGACCCGGCCAAGAAGGAATTTGACGACCTGACGGCGAAGGCGAAGGAGTGGGCAAATCTACCCACACCGCAGATGCACGATCTGACGGTCCAGATCGACGAGGCGAAGACCCATTCGGACGAGCTCAAAAAGTCCTTCGATGCGCAGAACGAACCTCTGGTCGAGAGCAAGAATCACTGGACCGAGATCAAGGACCAGATCGAGCAGGCCCGTCAGCCGGCCGAGCAGTATCTTCAGACCCTTCAGCAGCAGGCGACGGCCATCCAGGACCAGATCACAAAGTCGCATGATCTCCTGGCCGCCCAGGGACACACGAGCGGTACGGACCCTGCGCTCCTGCAACTTCAGGTCCAGCGGGATCAACTGCAAATCCAGCAGCAGTCCCTTCAGGCGCAGGGCCAGAAGACTGATGCACTGGATAAGGAGCTCTCGAGAATCAACGCTGCGATCAGCGCTGAGCAGAGCCGAAACCAGTTGGCGCAGGACCAGAATAGCCTCGCCAACGCCGGCCTCCAGACTGAGGACGCCAAGAACAAACTGGCGCAGGATGAGGCGAAGATCAAACTGGATGGGTCTGCCCCAGAGCTCCTGGCCGCCAACCAGAAAATCCAAGCGGCAACTACGGCACTTGGCCTGGCAAAGGATACCCAGACGGTCCAAACCCAGGGCGATGATTTCCATACCAAGCAGTTGCAGGACCAACTCCAGATTCTCAACGACCAAAAGAAGGTCGTCATCGATATGGCCGCAGCCTCGCAGGGCGCGTCTGCTTTCGGTGGTCCTGCCGTCAAGCCAAACAAAATCTTCGTTCCAGACCTACTGCCGAAGCCTGCCGAGGTAGCACAGCAGTCGCAGGCCATTGGCAACGCCATCACAAGTGGAATAGCGGCCGGAGTTACGCAGGGCACACCGGCAATTCGGAATGCCGTTCACGACGCTGCGAGTGGCGCTTCTGCCATCCCCGACGCCACGCAGCAGGCTACTCCGGTTGGGAACGCCATCGGCGATGGCATTGCAACCGGAATCGTGCAGAGCATGCCTGCCATTCAAGCGGCTGCTAGGCAAGCCGTGGACTCAGCCATCCTGGCAGCACAGGCTGAAGGTCTGATTGCCTCGCCGTCCAAGCGTGCCATGAAGGAGATTGGCCTGCCGCTGATTCAAGGCGCTGCCATGGGCATCACCTCCGGCTCGTCCCTCCTCTCCGACGCCATGGGCACTGCGGTCGGTGCCGCATTTGGTGCCAGCGCTTCGCCAGGAACCGCGAGCGGCGGGTCCGGGGCAGGCGGAGGCGGAGGCGGTGGAGGTGACAGTCCTATGTTCGGCGGTCACATGTTCAACGTCGAGAACATGCATGTGGACAGCGAGCGTCGTGTCGACCAAATCGTCGGCAGGCTCTCTCAAGCGCAGACCGCGGCACAGCAGGAGCGCATCAAGGCGCTTGGCTATCCGCAGGGACTTCACTTATGACCGACCAGTGGCTCGGCTTCATCTTCAATGGCGTCCCATCGCTGAGCTTCGGCGTAGCTATAGCCCTGAGCGGTATCCACGTACCACTGCTGCCGCCTGTAAAGGACCGCATCGTTGATATCCCGACTAGGGACGGCGCCTGGGATTACGGGGCGTCCTACGGGCCCATGGACATCAATCTGGACTGCTTCATCGTTGAGCCGAACCACGCGACGCTCATGTCTAATGCCATTGCGCTCGGGACGCTCCTGGACGTGCGTGCCGGAGCCAGGCCGCTAATATTGCCAGACAGGGACGGGTACTTCATGGCCAGATACACCGGCAAGTCGGATTTCGTGCCGCTCGTTTCGACGGTGAAGTTCACGATTCCCTTCGTATGCGTCGATCCGTTCATTCATCACTAAGAGGAGATTCCCATGGATGCAGTAGAAAGCAGAGTCGAGCAGCTCCTTCGTGAGAGCCGCGAGCGTATCGCCGCCGGTCGCAGCGCCATCCAGGCGGCTGCCGCGGAAGCCTCGCTCAAGGCCATTGAGGCTGCGCAGGCTGGAGTCAACATGATGCCGTCCGAGGCGCCGGTCTTCAAGAATTGCGGCTGCAGCCAGCGAAAGGCGGCGACGCTCGAGAAGACCGACGAGATGAAGGCCTGGATTAAGGACTGGATGCATCGCCACGCCAACGAATCGTCCCAAGATGGGACGGTGTAGCTAGTGAAGGGCAAATATCGCCTCTACGCGGAGGGGATGCTGGCCGGCTCGGCGCATTCGAGCTACGTCGAGTGCCTGAACCACAACATCATCATGATTCTGGTGTCGTCTGGGTACGTCGTGAACCTGTCGACGCACCAGTTCATCAGCGACATCGGTGGCGGCAACATTGTCGCTAGGTCCGGGAACCTCTCTGGAAAGAGCATCACCCTCGGCGTGTTCAACGCAACGTCCGAGACGATCACCGCTGTATCCGGAGCGACTATCACGGCGGTCATCCTGGCACGCAATACCGGCACCGACGCCACGAGCCCGCTCATGACCTACACGGACGAGGCAACAGGGCTCCCAGACACGCCCAATGGGAGCAACATCGTGGTCATACCCGACACGGGCGCATTTAAGCTATTCGAGCTCTAAAGGAGGGCTATCGTGGCTGACTTCGCAGACATGAATGTCAAAGAACTGCATCAGGAGCTTCAGAACGCGGACCAGCAAATGGCCGCGCTCGCACAGCTCAAGCATCTCGTCCGGCAGGAAATCAATGGTCACATCAGCCGGATTAACGCGGCAGGTGGTCACCTGAATCGGGAGTTCGAAGAAGTTTACCCACCGGAGGGCGCAGCCAATGTGCAAGCACCGCCCGCCGCGGGTATCACACAGTTCCAGGCGACGGCCACTGGAACCGTCGGCACGCCGAAGGAGGGCTAAATGGCTAACTCTGTCTTTATGGACACCTGGCTTGAGGCGCAGGCCGGCCAGGGAAGCCTCACGCCGGTAGACTTCGACACCGACTCCATCTACGGCATGTTGGTTAACGCGACCGGCACCGCTGAGTCCGATGCGACCAAGCAGGGCCACCAGTTCAGGGTTGACATCACCCACGAAGCGTCAGGAACCGGCTACAGCACTGGAGGCGCCGCGCTTGGGTCGCTCTCGCTCGCAATGGCTTCACACGTTGAGACGTTCACCGCGGCGACCCTCTCCTGGGCAGCATCGACCATCACCGCCAGCGGCCTCTATCTCTACAAGGTCGTCGGGAGCTCCGCAACTGACGTACTTATCGGCTACTGGGACTTCGGTGGTTCGGTAGCGAGCTCGAGCGGAACTTTTCAAGTGGCCTGGAACGCAAGCGGTATATTGGCGTGGGCTCATGCCTAGGCAGTAACATTCGCCACCGGAGCTACGACAATATCGTTAGCTAGGAGCCGCAGTAAGTGACCACCTATTACGTCCGTAAGACAGGTTCTAACGGTGCTGCGGGGACTTCTGCGGGTGCTGCCTGGCTGACGATTAGCCATGCGCTCGGCGCCATCGCGTCAGGCGATACCGTCTACGTCGGCGCTGGCGTTTATCGAGAGTTGTTGCAGTGCTCCGTCGCGGCGACGGCCGAGACGAAGATCATCGGCGATGTCGATGGTGCCAAGACGGGCGATGCTGGCGAGGTTACTGTTACTGGCTATACCACTAACGACACTACGGCCCCAGCTTCCAGTGGTCCAACCATCGACTGCAACAATAAGAATCGTTACACTTTCCAATTTATGACCATCATCGGCGCCAACACGGGTTCGACGGACTGCTTTTCGGATTACTTCGGCGGCTCAGCCACCAACCATGACCTAAAGCTGCTTGATTGCGTCGTGATCGGCATTCAATCGAGTGTGCTTTATCTCACGGCCGCCGCAGGCGTACCCAAGAACTTTCTAGCTGACCGCTGCACGTTCGTCGCCACGAACGTAGACGGAACAGCGAGCGACCGCGACATGATGGGTCTCGTGGCTGCATCGCAGGCGAGCCCGCATTGGGATGTGGGCGTTACTTATCAGAACTGCCGGTTCATTGGTCATATCACACACAAATTCTTCAACATCAATAGCGACTCCGCGAACGTCGGCGGCAAGGCTGGGGGCCTAAAAATCCTCAACTGCACCATCGAGGGAAGTTGCGGCCAGAGCATTCTGAGCATCATCAACGGCAATTCCTGGTCCGATCAATACCCGTTGCTGTTCCTGAATAATCTCGTCATGGTTCGTGGTAGTACCAATACGTTGGTGACAGCCCAAAGCCAGCACGCAGGCTGTCTCGTTGAGGAAAACAATGTGTTCCTCGCCAATAAGCTAGCGACGGGCAACACGGTTTTCGCAGGACTCAAGACCTTCAACCTAAACGGTTTGAGCTACGCCAAGGCTCAGTTGCTTGAATGGGGACAGGCGGAGCAGCGTGGTGCAATCGTCCGACCGCACGGCACACCATCTACTACGTCACCGTTGCTCGGATGGAGTAGTTGTGAGGCGCAGGTCGGTGTACCGACCACAGCAACGGACGATTCCTCGGTTGGCACCATCTCTTGGACTAGCCCGAACAACATCCTCGTCCCAGACAGTACCGAGGCCAGCATCTCCCTTACGACCGGCCAGGTAAGTCACCTCATCGAAGCGACCGGAATGGGGTTCTCGATTCCGAGCGATGCCACGATTACCGGTGTCCAGCTCTACATCTGCATCCGGGCCGATGCCAATCTGACGTTCACGACACTAAAACTCCTGAAGGCGGGAGCCGTGACGGGAACTTCCCAGCATGGCAGCGTCCTGAACGTGAGCGGGAGTACCGTGGGTTCCATCCTTGGCGGTGGCGGGGCCGGTATCACTGGCCGTGTGTGCCAGGGTGATGGCCAACTCTGGGGCGCAACCTTAAGTCCAACCGATGTGAATAACTCCGGCTTCGGTGTCGGCGCGAGTTTCACCTGTAGTTCTGGCGCCGGCAACCAAGTCCTGATCGACTACATGCGCCTCGTCGTTTTTTATACACTCCCACAGATGTCCTACGCCGATTTGCTCAACCGACCGCGCCCGGCAGGTGGCAATACTCTCGCCGCCGTAGGCGCACTCGAACGTCACGACATGGGCGTGATCGACGCGAGCACGACGGACGGTGCCGGAAATCAGTCGATCAAGCTTACCGGCTATGACGATCACGAGTTTCGCTATCCAGTCGCGTCCGGCGCAACTATCACGATTACGGTCGATAGCCAGTATGACGCAGGTTACGCAGGAACGAATTACCCGCAAGTGCTCCTGACGGGCGGCGGTCAGATTGGTGTCACGGATCAGACAGTGACGAATGCGGGTGGCGGAAGCGGAGCCTGGACGACGCTCTCATTTAGCTCAATCACGCCGACTGCTGACGGGGTAGTGACATTGCGATTCATTAGCCGCTCCACGTCCGCGAGCGGCCATGCCTGGTTTGCTAAGCCACAACCGTGACAGTTGATACAAGGCAGTTCCTCTACAGCCGGAATGGGGAGCCGCTGCCGGAAATCGGTTCACTTTCGACTGAGACGTTCCGCTATAGCCGTAATAACGAGCCATATCCGGCGCTACAGCCATCCCCCCCAGTCATCGGCGCCGCGACCGCTCCCCTGCAGACAGTCAGCGTTAGTCAACCCGCGGCATCTCTCACCGGCAACGCGACCGCTCCCCTGCAGACGGTATCTGCCAGTCAACCCGCGGCATCTCCCGCAGTCATCGGCACCGCGACCGCTCCGCTGCAGACAGTCAGCGTTCTGCAGCCTGCGGCGCATTATGCGGCCCCGAAGCAGAACGCATCCATAGCGCAATTCGACCCGACCGCCACGGCATCTATCGTCCACGGTCATCGTCGCGTAACGGTCCATCCGCCACTCCAGCGGATTCTCATATCGCAGTTCGCGGTAACGGCTACCGCGCCGAGCGATTTCCCAAGACTCCAGGTGACTGGCGTTAACCAGTTCGCTCCGATCGTTACGGGCGAACAGATAGCCGCGCCGCCGCTGCAGACGGTCAGCGTCCGGCAGCTCGAGATAGGAGGAGTGGCGGTCACCGTCCCGGCCGTCCTCGAGCAATCCTCCATCACAATCTTCCAGCCGTCTGTCTTTGCATCTGGCAACGCTGTCGCGAGTCCGCCGCTGCAGACCGTCAATGGCTCGCAGCCTGCCGTTACCGCAGCCGCTGGAGCCGGCGCAAATGCCGTCGCGACGCCCCCGCTGCAGAGGGTGTCCATCACACAGACGCCGATCAATTACATCACGCTCCTCGGCATTGGGCCCGAAGGAAGCGTCGGTGTCCCCATCGTCGGCGTCCCCGGAATGATCGAGCTCCTCGGCATCGGCATAGAGGGCGGCATTGGCACACCGACGCTTGCAGCAGACATCATCCTCGCTGGGATAGGGTCTGAAGGCGGCATCGGGACCGCGTCCGTCACTGGTGGCGTAGATTCAATCATCATCGTGGGCATCGGTCCAGAGGGTGGCATCGGCACGCCGTCATTAGGCGGCAACATCACCCTTCCAGGATTCTGGGAGCTGAATGCTGGCGCCCTGACGAAGGATGACTACATTCACGACATCAGCTTCGCGCAGGAGATGATTGGCACTCCGTCCATCACCAACGCCTACAAGTCCATCCAGGGCGGCATCCCTTCCTCAGAAGATATTGGAAGGCCGTACCTCTACGACGTCGGCCAGATATCCGTCACGGGCGGTCCGCCGCCATCTCCGTTCCTGGATTCCGAGCTTTCCGCGACGCCGCCTTCCGGTTCGCTCCAAAACTACTTCGCTGCGCTGATGCCGGACTCCGACTCGTTTGACCTCATCTGGAGGGTCAAGGAGAGCGATGGGACTGACACCATCGAGTGGAAGGTGCCCATCAGCCACTACGACGGCTCCGGCAGCCTCATCGTGCGCACGAAGCGACAGAACGGGACGACCATCGTCCATCCAATCAACCACGTCACCTACACCATCCGGAAGAACACGCAGCACCACGACCAGTCTGGTACGAACTACTACCAGTACGTGGCCTACGCGCCGCATTACGACCTCAACCGGATTGCCGCCATTCCGTTCGCCACAGAGGCTCCGGGCACGAGCATCGGAGAGATTTTCGCCTGTCTCGAGCGTGTCACAGGATGGAGATTCGGTGGAGGCGGCTGCCTGCCATTCACCGGCCCAAGTGACTGCGCATTTGTGGGTGGGCCGCAGTTCTCATCGCAAGAAGCATCGGTCCTGACAGAGCTCTTCCAGATAAGTTCGACGTTCGGCGGAGTATGGCGCTGGGATGAGTTTAACCACTACGCCTTCCTCGAATGCAGCGTCGGCGCCGGCTCGAGCATCGTTGCCGACTACAAGACCAACCTCCTCTCGGCCGAGCGCACGGAAGAAGACAAGCCGCAGCAACAGGTGTTGGTGACGGAGGACATCAATGGAGTCATCCATGGCGAGAGCGCTGCCATGGCGCTTCTGGAGCTACAGGCCGAGGACGCCTGCGAGCAGTACCAGGCCGAGCTGCAGTCCCAGCTGGCCCAGCAGAACAATGCGGATAATTCACAATTTGACCCATGCACGATTGCGTCAGGTTCGTCTGGGTCGTCACAAACGGCAAGCCTCCCGACGTTCAAATTTACCTCCAACGCTTTGAAGAGCCAGCGGACGTACCTGCGCGAGCTGTATCTCTTGAGCCAGGCTCCGCAGGTGACCTACAGCGGGGCCGTTCTGGACACGTCGATGCTGCAGGGTGGTAGTCCAGAAGGCCGTATTCCACTCGGCCGTTGGGTAACCTTCAAGGACGATGAGGCCGACATTCATGACGTCGTGCGCTGCGTCGGCGCTGACTACAACCTGCTCGAGCCGGAGAAGACCTCATATCAATTCGACAATGAGGTGCCATGGGAGAACATCAGCAACCAAGCGCTCACGGTAGCCTCGGCAGCAAATGCGCAGGCGCTTGCGGGACTCCTCGGCGTTCCGAAGAACCCCAAACTAGCTCCTGGCCCAACAGCAAACCAAAATAGCAAGCAGGACACATCCCAATGTCTCGATGACGCGGCCATAGAGGCCGACTGGATACCGCCGCCGACCTGCGTCGGCAAGGGGCAGAAGCTCGTCAACGCCTTGGAGGACAAACAGGCCCAATATCTTAAGCTCCTGGACTTCGGCACAAGCATTCAGGCTCAGGCTGAAGCAGCGCTTGGTTATATGGAAGGCGTCAAGGCTGGAGCCGAAGGACAGGGAGTGAACCTCCCTGTGGGCCAGTTCATCAATGGGCTGCATGCGACGATTTTCAAGATCAAGCAGGCGATTCTGACCGCGGAAGTGGCTGTGTTGCAGGCGCAGCAGGATCTGGATAACGCCAACGAGATCGCCGGCGCCGAAGGCGGAATGTGGGGCTTCATGCTCTCGACCATTGTTTCTGACTCGAGTGGCGGAAGTGGAAGCGCGGTAAGTTGCGATTCGCTGAAGGGGGCTGCCGACAAGGCCCAGACTGCGAAGAATGCATCAGACAAGATTGAGAAGGGCCACTGGCAATGGTCGGTACAGCAATTCAAGGTCGGCGACTGCCCTCCGGACCCGCTGCCATCCGACGCAACGAACATGGGTGTGGATAGCGGGCTGGACAAAGCCGTCAAGAGCACCGCGGACGGTGCCTGCTACTTCGCGAGGATAACCGCCAACAATCCAGTGCTCGGTACGCAGAGTGGAGATCAGACAACCCACGGCCACATCAACTGCGGCGACATCACGACCGACACAACGGAGACTGGTGGAAGCGGTAGTGGAGCAGGAGGTGGTGGTGGGACTCCCATCATCGACGGCCAGACGATGTTCGTGGTCTACCATCTGCTCAAAGACATGGTCGACGCCAACGTCCTGCTGAACAAGCAGTGGGACGCCATCACGAAGACCGACAAGCTGGCTGAAGAGCTGCGCAACAACGTCAAGGAATGCGTCGCGAAGGCATCTGACCAGGCTCTGACCAGTTTGGCTCTTTGCGATCAGCAGAAAACCGACAATCCACCGCAGCCAACGACCGCCGATGGAGGCGGTGGAGGAAACTGCCCAGAGGGGCAGCATGAGAGCTGTAGCGACGGCTATGGCTGTGTCTGCGTGGATGACCGCATCCAGTTCCAGGACAAGGTTGACGTCTATCGCGGATTCGGCAACCCACTGACTGAGACAGTGGACGGGAGCAACAAAGTCACGGGTAATGCCAAACGGAAGCCGGGAGACCTGGGTCAGGACTGCATCACCCGAACGCAATCGCTTGCGAAGCTCGCCTCTGGCACGGCACAGGCTGCATCGGTGCAGCTGGCTTCCATCGGATCGCAACTACAAAAGGCCGAAAATGCCCGCATCGCTGCGACCGAGACGGTTGACACGGTGACGTTCCCATGGGGCATCGACTCACAGGGCCTCATCGACGTCGTGTCTAATGTCCGGGCGATTTGTGCCACAATTCAGAGCACGGCAGACACAGTTGGAACCAGCGCAAAGAAGTTTGGCGACCTCTCCCAAGTCGGCATCGGGATGTCGTCGGCCGCAAATGCTCTGAACGTCCAGAACGCCAAACAGGTTAAGGATTCGAACGACACACTGAACACTCTTCAAGGCCTTCGGGCGGATATCAACCAGAACGTGAGCGACACCACCGCATCTTTCGGTTCGCTTACACCGCTCTGGAGCGAAGTCGCACGATCGCTCAAAACCTACGAGGACGGGTTTGGCCTCTGGGCCATGGCCATCGCAGGTATCGAGCCTCAGAAGTTCAACACTGACACTGGCGTAGTTACCGACCATAGAGCAGACGCGCTCAACGCATTGGCCCCAGGGCGAGATGCACTGGCGCAAATAAGCTCCCTGACGCACAACGCCGGCATCCTCATCAACGCCTCGGGTGCGGCCGGCGCCGCGCTGCTCGATGCTGTTGACTGCGCCGATGCCTATCTCGTCAGTGCTGGCGTCGATATCGGTGCGCAGCGGACGCAGAGTGTCGTCGCGCAGAACACCTGGGCAGTTGACAGCCCGACCATGGACCTGAATCCGGATGCGCTGCCGACTCTGGACCCAGACTATGACCGTGTTCAGGACAGCGATGGACGCACGATTCAACGCATGTCCGTCCGCTCAGCGGAACCCGACAATCCCAATGTCAACGACGTCTGGATTCAGACAGAGACGGACTACCTACCGCCGTCGCCAGTGCCATCGGACTCATAAGTATGATTTACGAGTGGTACGGATGGCTTGGTGGTGAGGCGTTTCCGCGAGAACCATCCACGCCAGTGCCGTTTTCGCCGTCATTAACTGACCCGCCACCAGCCGGCTTCTCTTACGAGACATACATGACCGACAACAATCTCAACCAAGGGCTTGTCGGCTTTGTGCCGCTCAATAACGACGGCACGGTCGTTGCTGGATTGCCAAACCCCACGCAAGATCCGCTCTATAGCGGTCCAGGTGTTAACCCCGACGCAACAGTGCGGAAACCCGGCGTCCCATACATACTCTGCCAATACTCCGTGTTCCTCACAGAAACCGGGTTTCCAACTGGCGTCTGTCACGTCTCATCCCCAGACAAGAATTTCTTCGGTTGGATTCAGCCAAATGGAGCAGAGTTTGGGAGCATCCTCTATATAACCATTGGCGGCTCAACGAACGCATACCAAGCCGACGCCGATTCGCCGTACTGGGAGTATCCCAAGTCGACTCCCGAGCTGCCCAACCCCCAGGCGCTGCATGTCATGTTCGAGATAGCTGGTCCGGCTCAGGTGATTTACCCGTTGCTGCAATACATCTTCAACGAGGTTTATTTCGCTGCGTGGGTACAGACCCCACCCGGCGATTCCACGATCATCCCTATCACGCTACATAACAGTGGCTTCAACACAGGCATGGATGGCTCGATTTTTGACTCTGTCTGGGTTACCGTGTGGGCCGTCGATCTCGGACCTGGTGTATCTCAATACAAGCCAGACGCGAGGACCATTGATGGAGGAAAACAACTGACCGGCGGGCTGGACGCAAACATGAACGTGACGAGCACGGTCACTGGACAGATCGAGCACAGCGTCCAGATAGTGGGCCCGCAGCCCGTCTTCGGTCCCTGGACGTGGTTCAACGGAGCGCTGGGCACTTTCTGGGTGCCTTTCGCCTTTCCTCCAGGCGGAGACTGTGTCATGGGCCCATACAGCACAGGAGGAGGAGTCTGGGTATGGAATGGAATGCAGTGGGTGTGTGAACCGACGATGGTCTATGGTCCGGATGGCTGGGTATCGCCTTCTGGAGTCAAGATTTGGAGCGGCTCCTCGTGGGAAGATGGGATATGCAGTCCTGGTGATGTGCGGTGAGCGAGATGTATGACAAGGAGTTTCTCCGCCAGGTTGGGCCATTTACCAGCTGGCAAATCGTCGCGGCCAACACCTTTAAGACGCCCGATGACTTAGAGGGCATACCTGGCAACCTTGTCTATCACGGCGGAAGACTCGTCTCTGCCCCGACGCTCTATCTCATTTGGGGCGGAGACGTCGACTATGACCGCTCAAAGTTAGAGCGCTTCGCCCGCGACCTCATGCAGGGGCCGTACTTCAAGCGAATGACCCAATACACGAACGACTCGTTCACAAGCAGCTTCGGCGGGTCTGTTGACGGACCAACGCCTATGGGCGCAACCCTAAGTTCAGATGATGCGATAGCCTACGTCAACGCGGCTGTCGACGCGAATTTGGTTCCTGCACCCTCGTATCTCAATGGCGCGGCAAATCTTTACGCGCTCATGCTGCCTCCGGGAACCGTAGCTACCATTGACGGAGAGCCCGGAAGTTGCGAGGTGTTTTGTGCCTACCACAGCAACGATAGCCACGACATGCTGTTTCAGGTGATGGTCGACACGAGTTGTCCAGGATGTGCGCCTTTGCCGGCGGAGGCACCTGCGACAGCATTCGACATCGTCTGCAGCTCGCTCGCTCATGAGGTTGCCGAGACCTGTACAAACGGATGGTCCGACAGCTGGTATGACGATTCAACCGGCGAGGAGAATGGTGACTTCTGCAATAGGATTCTGGAAAAATGGGGGCCATGGCTCATTCAGGGGTACTTCATCAATGAGAAGAATCCAGACGAACAGCCGCCGGACTCCGACGACGTTCCCTAAAGGAAGGACGCCATCATGCCCGACAACGACAATCTAGGCGCACGCGCACGACTACTCGGAGCCAAGCCAAGGGGGAACGTCAACCTGACGGCATTCGTCCGCACCCTCGACTCCGCAGGAACCTTCGAGCTTGCCGATGTCGCCGTCGGGCCGAACGGCCAGGGTATCGCCCGGGCCGACCGCGCTGCCTATCTGGATGCCGACGAGCTCGTCCACATGATTCGCATGGCAGTCCGAGAGGAGCTCGCCGTCTTTCAGTTGTCCATCCGAAAGTCTGAGCAGCAGTAGCTCGGATGCGTTCTCGCTTTGCTCCCAGCCGGCCCTACCCACTGGAGATCATCACCATTTGTGGGGCGGTCGCGAATGCCTTGCTCTTTGTTCCTGGCACCGCAACCCTCGATCGAGGGCTCATCTACCGCAGACTGCTGGTCATCGCTCCAGGCTGGTTCTGGGCGCTCGGCGACATTCTCGTCGTTATGGCGATAGTTGCCTGCAGCATCATCGACATTCCCAAGCTCCGATGGGAGATGCTTATTCTCGGCTCGACGATCTGGGTGTTTCAGGGTCTGCTGCAGAGCCAGATTTCGACCGCAGGATTGCGCGGCCTCATAACTCCGTCTCCCGTCGCATCGTTCGCCATCGCTTTAGCCTGTTTGCTGGCTAGCACGCAGCGGCTTGGAGTCGAACAGGGGTGAGAGGATTTATCAGATACAACCAACTCCTGATCATCTACGCGACCACCTATCACCTGGTTTGGGGACTGCTCCTACTCACCTACGGAGAGTCCATTCACTTCACAGCTGCGACGGTCATTGCCCAACTGCTCACGAACTACAGAATGCAGGCGGTTGTCCTCATTTCCGTTGGACTCATAGCGCTCGGTGGAACGCCAATTATCCCGTCGTCCCATGTACTCCTGCGGCTCGCATGTCTGATACCGCAACAAATCGTTCTTTTACTCTCAGCGATATCCGTCATGCAGGCAGTCGTCGTTGGGCATTTCGGCGATGGAGTCGTCCGGAGCTGGCAGTTCATCTTCCTCGACCAGATGCAAACATTGCTGATCGCTATCCTGTACACAGTTGCGGTGTTAGAGCCGTCGATATTCGCATTGCGAACAAAATGGCGCCTGTCGCACGATGCGAATACTCAATATGGAGCAACGTGATTGGTGCAGTGGGCGCCGGCCCTGGCAAGCGTCATCGGACTTGCGACATTCGTCCTTGGAGTCTTCGCCTATAAAGGCGGTGCGGCCTACCAGGCTCAGCTGAAGGCGGATGCAAGGCTTCAGAGTCTGATACAGCAACTACGAGACTGTGAGGCGGCACGCGACACGCTTGAGCGCGAGAATCTGAATCTCCTCCGAGCTCTGGTAAGCGCAAGAAACGGTGGCTCCCAGGGCCCGACCCCAGCAGCAGATTAAGGTGCTCTATACTGCTAGCGGCTCGTCCCAAGTTGGGACGGCTCAAGGAGGGGCAAATGGTAAACGAAGCCGAAGAGACTCCTGTAAACGACCAGGCCGAGCCACCGATGGTTGAGCCTGAACCAGAAGCGCCAGTTGCGCCCGAGCCCGAGCCCGAGTCCGAGTCGGAACCAGACCGCCTTTCGCTGGCTGCAGAGCAGGCATGGGCCGACCTGAATGTCGCGCTCGGCCAGCACATTGCACAGGTCGCCTCCGCGCACGCCACCTCGGCCGACCGCTCGAGGATTATGGCCGCCGCCATCAACGCGACGAAGCTCGCTGACCAACTTCGTGTGCTTGCCTCACGACTGACCTGATCGCTACCATTCACCCGACTTAGTTGGAAGGAGGCGCAAGATGTGAATGCCCAGATGGCGCACGTCTATCGGCTAGAGAGATTCAAGGAGAAATCGTGAAGAAGATACTGATTCCACTCATGGTCGCTGCCCTCGCATTCGGATTCCTCGGAGCTCGAGCATCGACGCCGGCCTCCGCCCAGACCTACAGCGGGACTGGACCGTTCACCTTCTACAGCAACAGTAGCGGTGAATACTGGTGTTTCGTGAGCGGTGACGTCGAGTTCCGCGCCGCCGGAACCGGCGCAGTAAGTTGGGTTCCCGTGTGTCCGACTCCTGTGGCAGCAGTAGCTGCCCCCGTGTACAGCGCTCCGGTGACCTACAGCCAGCCGGTAACGTATGCCACACCGCCGACGCAGACGGTCGTCGTCGTCGCAGACCCGTGCGCAAACAACAACGCATACGGGTATGCAGGCGTCAATCCGTTCGGCTACGGGCTCGGCAATCCCTACGGTGCCGGCTTCGCCTACGGATATAACAACGGTTGTGGGCAGAACTACAACGCAGGGTTCGGCTGCCTCGCCTTTGGATGTCGAAACAACGCATTCCCATGGGCCTGCACCGCACCGGGCTCCTGTGGCCAGGGCCTGCCGCCCAGCCATCATCACGACCACGACTGCGTACCGTCCACAACGGTGAAGTGCCCCTAACGTGGAGGCCGCGCCGGGGTTCTTAACGACCATCGTCTTTCGAGGCTTGGCGTGGCTACTTGGCCAGGCAGGCTACACGGTTCTTACACCAGGAGAAGCCATGAACATTCAGGACCAAATCGCCGCGCTGAATACGGCCGTCGCGGCCGTCGCAGCTGCACAGGCTGCGGAGCCTGGTGCCGTCAGTGACGTCGTCGTGACGAACGTCATTGCCGCGCTGCCAAGCTCTCAGCCACTCATGGATGCAGTCGCAGCGGTACAGGCCGCGATTGACTCAGGACAGATCACCGACAAAGCGCTACTCGACCAGGCAAACGCTGGGATAGCGCTCCTACAGTCGACCCTCGGCCCGCCTCCGGCATCGCCACCGACGCCGTAAGGCAGACCAGCGAGGAATGAGCGAAGATGGCTGAGAGCTTTTGGTTCTCAGCCATCTTTATTTCAGAGGAGTTTGTATGGTTTCCCCGAACTTCGATGCCTATGCAGCTCGACAGAAGGCGGTCATCTCAAATCATCCCGAGGTCTGGCAGCACGTCCCGACCCGCGAGGAGCATCTGCTTCAGGTCGAACGAGACCGGATGGCCAACGAGGGCGCCGACCCGTCCACGCCAAAACTGGGATATCCGCTCACCAACCACGGCGGCTCGACCATTACCACCCCAAAGCTCGCCCTGGTCTATCTGGGTCCATGGTGGAGCGACACCGCCAAGATAGAGGCCTTTGCCGGCGACCTGATGACCGCGGGCTATCTTGCGCCTCTGGGACCGTATGGCTCCGGCCAGGGCCGATTCCTCGGGTCGTTCAAAGGCCCCACCGCAACGGGCACCGTCACCGACGCGCAGCTCCAGTCGGCGCTCACTGGTCTCATCGCGGCACATACCGTCCCGCCACCGGACGCCAACACGCTCTATGCGCTGCTGCTGCCGGAGGGTGTGTCATCGACGCAGGGCGGAAGCGCCTCCTGTAGCGCCTACTGCGGCTATCACGACTCTTTCACCTATGCGGGATCGCGGGTCTATTACAGCGTCCAGCCGGCGTCCGACTGCCAGGGCTGCAATGCTGGCGATGCCTTCGCCGCGTTCTGCGCCGTGCTGGCACATGAGGTAGCCGAGGCCTGCACCGATGCAATCCCTGGGAACGGCTGGTACAACGAACAGACCGGCATGGAGAACGCCGACGAGTGGGCGTGGGTCTTTGGTGCCTACGGTCCCTGGACCGTGCAGGGCTATCAGCTCAACGGCATCGGCAACAGTCTGAACGTCATCAAGTATCAGCAGCAGCAGCCTCAGCCGCCGCCGCAGCAGTTGTACACGCTCGCTATCCAGGGTCCGCAGAGTCCGGTGGCTGGCACTGCCGTCAACTACGTCGCGACACTCCAGCCACCTACCGCTGGAACCACCTATTCCTGGACTCCAACCGGAGGTGGCAATGGTCCCGGCATCCAGGTGACCTGGCCCCAAGCGGGCTCCGCGGTCGTAACCTGTAGCGCGGAGACGCCCGATGGGCACAGTGTCAGCGCGTCACTCTCGGTCCAGGTGCAGTCGCAGCAGCCTCAGCCGCCGCCGACGCACAGCACGAGCGCCTTCTGGGACTGGCTCTTCAATGTCGGCAAGTGGGGGCACCAGGCAACGGAGGATGCCCGAACGGCCGAAGCGCCGGTCGTACTTGCGCAGCTTCACCGCTACTATCCAAACGTCGTGAGCCCTCCGGTTGCCGATGAGCTCTCCGTGGCTCCGCCGCCGCCGCCGACCAATCTGTGAACCTGCTCGACGCTGCCGCTAAGAGTTTCTGGGCCAACGTGAACCGCAACGGTCCAACCGTTCAACATGTCCCTGATCTAGAGTGTTGCTGGCTTTGGAATGGAGCACTAAACGGCAGCGGATACGGGACGTTCAGAGGGCGAGGAGTTCATCGCTGGAGTTATGAGTATTTCATTGGAATGATCCCTAACGGTTTCGAGGTCTGCCATCGCTGCGATGTACGTAACTGTGTACGGCCATCTCATCTATTCGCCGGTACACGATCCGAAAATATCAGGGACTGCCTGCGTAAAGGGCGCGGCAATCTTCCAGCAAAGGTTCACCATGGCGAGGACCACGGTAGGGCAAAGCTCACTTGGACTAAGGTCCGCGAGATTCGCCGCCGTGTTCAGGATCTTCCAAAACCCGGACGTGATATCTTCGGTAGATTTACAGGTCCGAATACCAGAGGTTTAGCGACCGAATACGGAGTGACTTCAGCGCTCATCAGCCAAGTCATCCAAGGAAAGATTTGGAAGGACGCATCGCTATGACGGTTCTCTTAGCCTCATGTGATCTTTCCAATTTCGCTGGGCCGTTTGCGGTGCCGGTCGTAAGGCCTGACGGCTACCTGCATTTTGCCCAGCCGACGTTTCATTCATACGGCTATCCCAGGACGTTCACCGCTGGGGAGATTGACTGTCTGGTACAGTCGTTCGACTACTTCATCCTGCGCGGCAGCCTGGAGTCGTCCGACCTCATTGCGCTCGCCATTGAGCAGTTCGTGCAGCTCGGCGCACGGGAGACGCTGCTGTCCGGTTACCTGTGGTGCTATGGGTTCTACGACCCGGTGTCGCAAGTCACAGCCTTCATCCAGAACTTCGGCCCGTACATCGACGTGCCGATCCTCTACCTGGACGCGGAGGACATCCAGAGCTTCTCAGGGCTCACGAATGAGCAGTCCGCGCAATGGTTCTACGACGCCTGGCAGGCGACCAGGGATGCAGGCTGGGTTCCCGGCCTGTACACGAACAAGGCAGCATGGGATGCCATTACAGGTGGAGCGCCAATACCTGCCGACGTTCAGCAATGGATTGCGGGATGGGGAACGCCGCCCGACCTGTCTGTTCCGACCGCCGATGGCAGGCCTGGGAGCATCATCGGCCATCAATACACGGGGAATACCGCCGACTGCGGCATCTTCCTGGACAAGAGCAAATTCGATAGCGATAAGGTACACGGTGCTATGACGCAACAACCGCCACCGAGCGACGTCCAGTACGCCACGGAGGAAGAGCTCCAGCGTCTCAACGAGGCGACCGTCCAGCGATTCATGGCCCTTGGCGCCGCGGCCCAGGGTCTTGTTGAGGCAGCGAACGCGATCGCGACCGCATCGACAGCCGACTGGCCACCGGACGGCACGCCGCAGCCGCAACCGCCACCTCCTCCGGTCGCAGCCGTGCCGGTGCAGACCACCGCTTCAGCAAAGGTGACCATTGGCTCCCTGTTCAAGGGAACGAACGGCGTACCGCCCTGGCTTGTGGGTGTCTCTCGAGGCGTTGCCGCAGCCGCCGCGGTCGCCGGCCTGCAGGTTCTTATGGGTGACCTCCGCGCTGCCAACGTGCCCGCGCAGTGGCAGCCGCTGTTCCAGCCGACGGTCATCTACCTGACCGGCATCGCGCCAATCGTCTACGGGCTCATCGACAACTGGGGCAAGCCTGAGCAGAACACGCCTTCTTGACATTTCCGCACTGGCGCCTACGATGAACCTTGACTGTTCCTCCTAAAAGACGGTCGCAGTTGGAGTCGCAGAGGAGTCCGCAGAAATGCGGGCTCTTCTGTTGTCCCGTTGTTGCAGGGCTTGACAAGCGTATACAGAGTGTGACAGAGTAACAGGCAGGAGGTATAGCTATGCCACAGAGGAAGAATCCACGAGAGACCAGAATCACGATTCGACTCAGTGACGATGAGTATTACCAGGTAGAGACGGCTGTGGCCACACGGGGGATATCCCGCGAGGCGATCATCCGGTGGGCACTCACGCAGACTGGTGTTATCATCGCCGACAGAAATGCCGGCGACCTGACTGATCTGCTCCTGGCGTCCATCACCAAAGCAAAGGAAAAGAGTAAAGCCGTCGGAGCCTGACGTCCCCGGCGGCTTTACTCTTAGAAAGGTTGCGCACCCCCATGGTTACACGCACGCCCAGAAATAAGCAAGTCACGGACAGCGAGCGGCTCGAGCGCATCGAGGATCTCCTACAGAGAATCCTCATTGCCGTGTCTCCCGCGGGCGAGGGCCCGGACGCCCCGATGGGATGCCAGGCCAAAATCTGCGCTTACTACTGCCACTATCTTCGCCATGGTCCTGCCGAGATGAGCCATACGGCCTACCACGATACTGAGCGCGAGCTTGTCGAGCTCGACCGGAAAGACGCTGAAATGATCGCCAATCACTGGAAGGCGGTACACAACGCCACCGACTACTGCACACACAAGGTCGGTATCTCAGCAGAAGAATTTGGACGGCTCGAGCGCATGCTCAGGGCATAGAACCCAGAAAGGAAGCGCACATGACCTTTGACCCGGAAAACTACCTCATAAACCTCGAGAAAAACACCAACAAGACTCCAAGGTTTTATCTGCCGGTCCAGTGGCGCATCTTCTGGCTCCGGCAGGACCACCCAAACGCCCAAATCAATACAGAGGCCGTCGTCCGCGGCGAAGAGGAAGTCTGGTTTAAGGCAACCGTCAAAGTCCCTGATGAGATTGACGGTTCGACCGGCGTCATGCTCACGCAGGGGGGCAGCGCAACTGGATGGGCGAAGCAAACTCCCGCTGATTTCGCCGGCAACTCCAACTGGATTGAGAAGTGCGAGACGAAATCCCTCGGCCGGGCGCTCGGGGCGCTGGGCTATGGAACGCAGTTCACCGACGACTTCGATGAGGGTGACTCGGCCATGGCCGACGCTCCTGTTGCGAAGCCTGCTGAATCTAAACCTCCACAATCGCGCCAGGAGCCCGCTCAGCAGCCTCGCAGCGCACCGGCAGCACAGACCCCCACAACTACCACTGCAGAGCCCAGCCAGCCTAAGCCTGCGGCCAGCAGCAAGCCATCCGGTCAAGACCCCACCATTCCGGCAAACAACGAGGCGACCACGTCGCAACTGAAGGCGCTGTACTCGCTTGGTGAGAAGGCTCAGGGATGGACCGAGGGGCAGGTAGCCGACTGGTGCGAGAACCTGTTTCACGCAACACCTGCAAACCTCACCCGTGAAGAGGCTGGCAAAGCCATCCTGAGACTCCAACAGGGGCCGCCATGGGAGTAGGAGCATGAGTATTCGCCAAATGTCACTGGTCTGGGACTTGGACCTATCGCACGAGCAGGCATGGGTGCTTATGGCGCTGGCAGACTGCGCCCATGACGATGGGAGCAAATGCTTCCCGAGCGTTGAACTCCTTGCCTGGAAGTGCGGGTATTCAGTAAGGCAGGCTCAGAGGGTCTTACATAAACTCCGCACCGCCGGGCTCGTAGAGGTAGTTGCCTACGGACGCGGGGGCAGACAGCCTATCGAGTATCAGTTGCATCTCGAGCTCGCATCGGAGAAATCGCCGTTCGTTTCTAGACCCCATGGACGTCCCCCAAAAGAAACGGGTGACATTTTGTCGCGACAAAATGGTCGCCAAGAAAAAGGGGTGACAGATCAGGTAAAACCGGTGACATCTTCGGTAAAAGGGGTGACATTCCGGGCAAAAAGGGGTGACAGGGGTGAAGCTAAAACGTCGCCTAACCGTCATAGTAACCGCCATATAGAACCGTCAACAGAACCGGGACTGACGAGCGCTGTCGCGCCGCCTGTTCGGCGCCTCGCAACGGAGGCAGATATTTCCCAGCTTTTAGACGAGTTTGGGCCATCCCTCGGAGCGGACAACGCTCGCGAACAGATCGAATCAGCTTTGAATCACAAGGCATATGACCGCGCTCGCAACAAAGTGCTGTATTTGCGGGGCTGGCTGCGACGTGAGGTCGCCTGGCAAAGCAAGAACAGTGGCAATGGAACTTCGCGACAAAATAGTCGCACGCCGGTCAATGAGCTAAGCCTTGAAGAAAGAATTAAACGCGGGCACCAGCGAAACCTCGAGAATGCCGAGCGCATGAGACGCGCTGGCATTGACTACGAATGGGACGACGAGCCCTACCCGGAGGAGGCGAAGCAATGAACGGATGGGTGAAACCAGTCTGCGGTATTTGCCATGAGCCGCTTCGTACTAAAGATGCGATTCTCAGCATCTCCATTTCCAAGGCAATCAGACAGCAGCTGCTTCGGGATCAACGGAGTGCCTTCATTGGAGGCCGTGGCGGCGATCAGAATAAGCCGGCCCTAGTCAGTCTGGATACGGTCGCCGAGGAGTTGATCGCTGCCCCTAGTGCGTTTTGGCTTTGGGCGCATGAAGACTGTACCCCCGATGAGAACAGCTACGCCATTGAAGGCAGGCGTATCAACACGCCCGAGAAAGCGCTCATCTGGACGTTTAATTTGCAGGAAAAAGCCTGGTTCGACCCGAGCGCTTGGTCGGGTGCTATTGGCCAGCTATTCGATCTGAACTGGCACGTATGAACCTCGTCAATCTCCTGGACAAAGACCTGCGCAAGCGCTTGCGCGAGATTCGGACCGAGCACCGCCTACGAGGCTGTGGTGTCTTCGGCAAGGGCTGTATCTGCACCTGCGAGGATCATCCCTGCAAAAGCATGGACGAGCGAGACTGGGAGTGCGCCAGGTGTCATGACGCGGGATTCCTGCGCACCGGCAGACGCCGCGTCAACGTGACAGAGCGTGGCCAGGAGCTCGAGTACGAGTACCGCGCCTGTCCTGACTGCACCACTGGCCGGATGATGCTGTCACCGACGCTGCCGTGGGAGCAGCACGACCGCTACCAGTTCGCAAATCTGACCGGCGTATCTCATGCCAGGAGAGGTGTTGAGCGGTGGCTCCGCTCCGGTCGCGAGACAAAGCCCTTCCTGGTGCTCACAGGGCCGTCAGGGACCGGCAAGACGCATGCCGCCATTGCAGCGGCCTTCTCGCTGACTTCGAAAGGCTTGCGGTGCAAGCTGATGACGGTGCCCGACCTTCTGACCGCGCTGCAATCGACCTTCGGGCGCACGGACCGTAGCGTCGATAGCGTCATGGGAGACGCCAAGGAAGTCGACGTGCTCGTGCTCGACGACCTCGGCGCCGAGAAGCCGAGCGACTGGTCCGGCCAGCAGGTGTATGCGCTGGTCAACGATCGCTACGTTCACCGACGGCTGACCATCTTCACGAGCAACATCACCGACCCACCCACGAACGACAGGAACTGGAGTCGTATCCTCGGCGACCTGAGCTCCGTGGTCGACACCACGGGCCCCGACAGGAGGCGAGAGTGACCATCAAAATCGGAGACCGGGTTGAAGTCAGGCTCGGCACTCTGGCAGGCAACCGCGGCCAGGTAACGCAGATAGCCGAGGAAGCCTTGCCGGGCGAGTCACTGGTCTGGGTCCAGATCGCCGGAACCGGCTTTGCCTTGTGTTTCTCGGCGAATAATCTGACGACCGAAATGACGGAGGAGTCGTGATTCGATTTATTGACGAGGAGGGATATACGGCGTACTGCGACAACTGCGATCGGACCTGGACCGTTATCGCCCAGAACCGATTGCCGCAACAGTGCGCAACATGTCAGGGATGGTCGTCCCAAGTTGGGACGACCGTTAAAACCCGTGCGGCAACACTGACATTGAAGGGCTGGGTCTTTGCTGGAGCAGCAACCCTCTGCCGCGGTTGTGGGCGTAGGACGCTCCGGCCGATGGAAGGCCCGAGGTTCTGTCCGTACGGCTGCGCGTCCATATGAATGCTGATGTTCTCTCAGGATCGCTCCCATGGCATATCGAGCAGGGTCATACGCTCGACGTTCTGCGTTCGATGCCGGCAGGATGCGTCCACTGCATCGTGACCAGTCCTCCATATTGGGGGCTCCGTGATTATGGGTTGCCGGCGGTGGAGTGGGAGGATGGTTGGCGTGGCTCGCTCGGGCTGGAGCCGACGCCGCAGATGTGGTTGGCGCACATGGTGCAGATCATGGCTGAGTGTCGGCGGGTCGTGCGGAACGATGGGACACTTTGGCTGAATATCGGGGACGCATATTCGGGTTCATGGGGCAACCAAGGCCGGAAAGAGGAGCGTGGAATACAGCGGCCTATCAATGGTCCAATGCTTCAGAACCTTAAGCTGTATCCAAAGAGCGAATCGAATACAGGAAGCCTCAAGCCGTGGAGTCTGCCGCCAAAGTCGCTGATGATGCTTCCTGCCCGCCTTGCCATAGCGATGCAGGATGACGGCTGGATCTTGCGAAGCGAGATTGTGTGGGCCAAGCGGGCGCCGATTCCGGAAAGTGTGGCTGATCGTCCGACTCGGGCGCACGAGATGATCTACCAGTTCGCCAAGCAGGGTCGCTACTTCTTCGATGCGTGGGCGATACGGGAGGCGCAGGCGGAGGGGACGCAAGCGAGATTCGGCAAGAACAACGCCCTAGCGTACGACCTTCCAAAGACGACCGAGTCTGGCAGGGGTATCCGAAACAACAGTAGTTTCAAGGACGTTCTACTCGGCGGAATCATGCCAGACGGCCAGCGCAACTCCCGCAGTGTGTGGGATCTCAGCGCGGCCGGCGCCGGCGACTATGACGGCGAGCACTACGCCACCTTCCCGCCGAGCCTGCCAGAGCGCTGCATCAAGGCGGGGACCAGCGAGCACGGCTGCTGCTCGAAGTGTGGGGCACAGTGGCGGCGGGTGGTTGACAAGAGCTACAGCAACCCCGGCAATCGCACGACCAACGGTCCGCGAAGCCTAGCGAATCGCCATCAGACGGCAGGCTATCCGATTCGACTCGAAGCGGCTGAACAAAGCATCGGCTGGGAGCCCGGCTGCACCTGCGATGCGGGTGAACCTATCCCTGCCGTAGTACTCGACCCGTTCAGCGGTACGGGGACGACTGTGATGGTTGCGCGAAGGCTCAACCGGCGGGCTATTGGCATCGAGCTCAAAGAGGCCGATGTTGTGGCGAGCCGGAAGCGGGTGAGCGAGGATCTGCCGATGTTTAATCGTATCGAGGTATCTGAATGAGCCTCTCGTTCGCCTGCCCATTGCCTCCACCGGAGTGCTGGACCGTATAAATGCTGAAACTTTCGGCTTCAGAGCTGCGTGAGATTCAGAGTAGACTTGAAGGTAAATCAGAGCCTCGGCGCGGTGTCACCCGCCCGAGGCTTGACGCCAGAAGGATTGAGCTTCTGATGCCTCTTCAGTCTACCGTCCCGCCACGCACATTCCCTCTGCCTCGCGGTGTATCCAAATCCAGCGTTCGTGTGCAACTCGTCATAAATGGCGAGCCAATCTCGAAGCAACGCCCCCGCATGGCAATCACCGGAGGTGGGCACGTCTATACGCCAATAGGTACTCGTGAGGCAGAGGCCCACATCGCAGAGTCCATCATTCGGACGCATACGAAAATGTTTGCCGATGACCGTAGTTCATTTGGCGTGTGGGTACGGTTCTTTCTAAAATCTCGCCAGCGCCGCGATATAGACAACATGTGCAAGCTCGTGTTTGACGCTTGCAACGGTTTGGTTTGGAAGGATGACGCACAGGTTGAAAAACTGGATGCCGCCCTTGACCGTGCAAGCGACGACCCGCACACGGAACTGATTATCTATGCGGTCCCATCGTCTGTTCCCTATATAAAGTGTGAGGTTTGCGGCAAAGAGTTCCGAACATATCCGTCCTGGGGTGCAAGGCGGAAATGGGCCAACCAATCAGCTCGCAAGTATTGCAGTCGCAAATGCTTCGGACTCGCTCAGCGAAACGGCATTGACGTTCCCTGCGGAACCTGTGGGAAGGAAATTCATCGAGCTACTCGGAGTATAAGACGAAAGCAAACAGTTTTCTTTTGCTCAAAGGAATGCTCGGATATCTACCGAACCGTGGCTCTCGTCTGCGTCCATTGCGGCACGAGTTTTCGTAAGCCGCGCTCACTCACAAAAACACAAAAAGCCCTCTGTTCTGTTGAGTGCAGTCAAAACTATTGGCGTGCTTTTCGGGCAAAAGCGGCCCGAGGCACCTGTAGTGACTGCGGTGGTCCGACTTCAAAGCGCAGCTATGTCCGCTGCCGCTCTTGCAGGTTTCGATATGAGCAACAGTTTGGAAGAGGAAATAGCGCAGTTCGTTATGCATGAATCAGTAGAGGAGGAATTGAAATGGACGCCCAGGAGATCCAGCTGAAGGTTGTGGTGGACACCACGGAAATCGACGCTCTCAGGATGAACCTAGTTGATGCGCGAGGATATCTAGCGCTAGCACGGAGCAAAATAGCGAACAACAACGGCGAGGCAGCTGCCGACGTTATCGTCGTGAATCTGGCGATGTCGCTGGAATACGTCATTCGCTTCTTCGAGCATCTGACCGTCGATCGGAGCTGACTGTGGCCAAAACGGCACTTGCACTCGACCGCGCAGCGTCTGACCTGGAACTGCCAGCACGGCCGGACGTCATGACCGAGCAGGAGCTCGGCCGGTATGCAACGGACGTGGACAACTTCGTCGACTTCGCTCGGAACGAGCTCTCGAGGAACGAGCAGCGTCTCGGAGTCGTCCTGCTCATGATCCGCAATGAGAGGCTGTATGAGCTCCTCGGCCATACCAGTTTCGAGTCATATCTGGCTTCCAAGGGCATGTCGAAGACCAACGCCTATCTCTATCTCAGACAGGCGGAAATCTACCTCATCCCACTGGAGCCGCCGGCCTCGCCAACACAGGTGGCTGCGATGGGCCTGGTCAAGAGCCTGGTGATTGGCGAGGAAGTCCGGGGAAAGACGCAGGAAGAGGCGGCTGAATATGTCGCCGACGCCATCGAGCTTTCCGAGGGCGACCTACGGACTCGAGTCGAGGAGCGCAACGGCAAGGTGCCCGACGGAATGACCATGCTGCTGCGCTCGATACGGAGCCAGCTGAACACCTACGTTCTTAGGCTGACGTTCGACAAGCCGGAGAAGCTCATCGAGGAGCTCGGCAAGGATGCCGTGCGATGGCGCCAGCAGATCATCCTGATGCGCAAGGAGAAGTCATGACCGACCGCCAGGCTGGATTCGTCTACCAGTCGTTTCTGGACCACTTGCCGATGGTAATCAACAAGCCGCCGTTTGCCGCTTCGAAGCTCGCCGCCATGCTCATGGCCCCGAACTACGCGACCTGTACGGAAGAGCAGTTTCGTGCCCAGAGCAGACGCGACCATCTCGAGCGCTATGAGGTGACTGGCAGCATCGGGTACTCTCGCGGCGGACGTCTTCTGAAGAACTGTCGGTGGGAGTCTACCTGGGTCGATGTTGGCTTGAAAGAAAAGCGTGAAGGATGGGAATTGTGGGCTGATAGCATCACCTGGCCGTTGAGCCATATCAGCGCTCGTGGGGTCGTCTACTACCTCAAGCGTGGACGGTTTGACGTCTCTGGCGACAGAGACGCGCTTGTCGCCTATGCCGACTTCGGACACACTATCACCTCAGGCGGTCCTATCGGAGAAGAGCCAAACACCAAAAATGGTGGAGCGTACCATGTGCACTTTAGAACGCCCCTCTTAACTGTTCCGAAAGACAGGAGGCCATAAATGTTTCGACTAAAGACGGCTGGGATAGCGCTGATAACGGCGCTCTTTGCCTACACTGTGCTCGTCGGAATGTTCTCGTTCGTCGTAATAATCAGAATGGCGGAGGCTGCGACCCCACTGCCGCCTTTAGACTCCCAGGCCGCACCAGGCGATTTGGCGACGCTCATAAACCAATACCGGCAGCAGCAAGGCCTACCGCCACTTGTCATCACGGCTTCGGTTACCTGTGTTGCGAGCCAGGTAGCGGCTGACCGTGCAGCGGCAGGGCAGCCTGGGACGCACAACGCGAGCCTGACGTTCTCCTTGTTCTCTAGCTGCGGGGCGGGAAACTTTGTCGGAGAGATTGCGGCGGGCAACGGCGCTGGAACGAGTGCAGCGGCCACGCTACAGCAATTTGTGAATAGTTCTGAGCACTGGGCGATTATTGTCGGTGGAGGCAATTCGCTCGGCTGTGGCTATGCCACGGGAACCTACTTAGGATTTGCAGGATTCCAGAGCTGGACTTGCGACTTTGCGACTGTGAGCGGCGTTCAGCCTCAGCCGAATCCACAGCCTGGTCCGAATCCCGTACCAGTGCCTAACCCGCAGCCAGGTCCGTGCCTGCCGCCGCTTTGTGGCTCAACAGGCGGTGGCGGTGGCACACCGAGCCCTGCGCCTCAGCCGGCCTGCCTGCCCCCGCTCTGCGGTTCGACGGGTTTCACCACGCCAAGTGGTGGAAGCGGTACGGGCGGTGTCGTGCAGTGCATCCCTCCGCTCTGTGGCTCGACGATTCCAGTTGTTCCCTCATCGGGGTCACCTGCAAGTACGGGCGGTAATTCGTCAAGTGGTGGTGCGCCCGCTAGCACGTTGCCTGGTGGAACGAGCACATCAGGTGGCGCAGTGGCGGGAACAGGAACCGTTTGTCTTCCGCCAACGTGCGCGAGCACTGGACGATGAGCGAAGAACCGATGAGCTGTTTCAGCCAATGGGCTCAGACGGTCATGCCCGAAGAGACTGTGCCTGCTGGCGAGCTTCCCGACCATCGCTGTGGCCGTTGCAACTCCAATCGCAAGCCCTATGGATTCTGCGGCTACGAACACGGGCCAGGTGCCATGCGGGCCGACTACTGCGCCGAAACGGGCACCCTATATCCCTGGCGGAATGCTGAGCCGGTGTTCGTCCCGCCGAAAGCAGCACGGGCTCCACGGCCCAAGATGAATCGTCAGTTGACATTCGACGAACCGACTAAGGCGAGTATATGAACTACCACGGCTGGGCACGTGAACACAAGTCTCATCCGGCGTTGCACATTGGCGAACTGCCGGGACGTAAGTCCATCGTGCTCTACATAGATCACGGCGTCGTTATCACACCGCTGGCGTACTTTACGTCGCCAGAGCAGGCCGCCGAGGCGATGGCGATACTCGATTACATAATCCTCGACTTGCCATATGGAGAGGGAGCGCATGTGATAGAGCCTATGGTGGTTATTAATGAGTGAGCCAGCGCCACAGCTGACGGCAGAGCAAGAACAGACAGTGAGAGCTAGTGGCTCAGCTTGGTGCAGTGAGGAGACTTTCGCAAAACTGCTTGCAACCATCGACGCGACTCGCAGGAAACTACAGAGGGCGGAAGCCGACCGTGATCGGCTGGCGCTGACACTGCGAAGAATAGCGACGGACTTCTGGGGTGGTGAAGGCATGCCAGAGGACAACGCAGCAATAGCGCATTGGCTTACGGAAGCTGGTTACGGCGAAGGGCAGGAGTTTGCCAAGAAGCAGGAGGAATCATGAACACACAGACAAGAGTGCGATCATGAGAAACGCACTCACGTTCGTCTCGGAGTTCCTAATCTTTGTCGGAACACTAATAGCCATCCTCATCTTCCTGGCCGCGCTTCATGGCGCACTGGTTGAGCGTCTTGGGTGGCCGGATGACAGTTGGGTCACGTCCGCAGACGCCTGCACGGTCGCTTGCAATTCAGGAACTCCAGATGCGGTAATCGGAGCCATCAATACCAAGGCAGGCGCATTTGCACCCTGCATCACCCAGGTTGTCTCTCGCGAGACGGGCGGGACGTTCGATCCGCACCTGGTTAACCCGAGCTCAGGGGCGTACGGCGCTCCGCAATTTATCCCATATGGCGGCGTCTACGATGTCACTCCTGCGGGACGAGCAGGCATACCCGTTACATCCTTGGACGGTCAGCAACAAATTGACCAAATGGTGCAGGCTTGGCAGGCCGGATATAAGTCTCATTGGAGTCCGCCATGTTAGAGATCACGCCTGCAAACGCCGTTGAGATAGCAAAGGATTACGTACTTCGTTTCCCATCGGACTTCAAGGTGGCGCAACTCGTTCAGGCCCTCGTGGCGCGGGTTGAGGAACTTGAATATCTCCGGCCGCGTAAGAGTTTGGATGGTGGCAAGACGTGGGTTGCCATGTCCTACGAGGAAATTGCTCTGAATGAGCGCGAAGTTGCGCAACTTGCATGGAAGCAGCAGCGCGATGCGGCGGTGGACATACTACGGGCAGCGCAGCAGTCATCCGACCTAGCAACGCGAAAGAACGGCTATGTAGCTGACGCACTGGCCGCGCTCGGCGCGGAGGAGACGAAATGAGTCTTAACGAAGCGCTCTGGATAGTAACGGCGGGTTTGTTGGCATGGGCCATTGTTCTGTTGATTCTTCCACACGTACCAGTATGAGCGAAGCAATTACGCCCGCCAATGCCGCCGAGACAGCCAAGCGGCTCATTGAACGCCCGAGCATCATGTGGACATCTGAGGGGCGGAGGATTCTTGTAGCGCTCGTGGCGCGGGTCAAGGAACTGGAGTCGGAACGCGATGAGTTTAGGGCACGGCTCATGCGGTTCGAGGGCAGTGTAGATTCTGCCCGAGGCGATACAGCAGAAATGGCCGAGATTGCACACGGCCTGGAGCAACAGCGTGATGCGGCGGTAGCCATATTGCGTGAGGATGAGAAGTACATGCAGGCAGGCGGATTCGCACATCAGAAGGGAGCCGTTCGAGCAGCCCTAGCCGCGCTCGGTTCGGAGGAGTCGAAGTGAGCGAAGTCACGCCCTGCCTAGCCGAAGATCTTACGGAGGAGTTCTGGCGAGCCTTGGAGTCGGACCGCCGACTCGATCAGCTGTACTGGAATGAAGAGTTTTTGCCGTTCCTTCGTG